TCCTAAAATGAAGAAAGGCTCCCTGCAAACCCTGGGAGCCTTTCCTTTTTGGTGTACAATCGGATTAGTTTGCTCCGCTTGAACCACCACCGCCTCTACGTGCGCCACCAGTCGTACCACGACCACCGCCTCTACGTGCACCACCTGCTGCACGTCCTCCTGCGGTACGGGTACCCCCGGCTGCTGCACCTCTTGCAGGAGCGGCTGCTCTACGAGTACGTGCCATAACCTTCGACGTTGTTAAATTTCCAGCAGTATTCTTTTGTAGAGCGATTAGCTGTAATAACCGCTATCGACTGCAAATATACAAAAAGGCCCCAATTAACCAAAAAGTTTTCTAATTTTTGTTAAAAAGAACCCTAAGTTCAATAGCCGTCATATTCTCATAGGCATCCTGAAAAGACGGTCGCAAGTCTACAACGATTCCTTTCTTGGCGAAAAACTTATTACTGATGATTACCGCCTTAACAGCCTGATTCAATGAGCCGGCTCCAATAACGCGAATAACAATTTGTGCAGTTGGGTCCTCCTGATAAGTAGAATGTATGCTCCCCGCCAATTTATTGGCGTCAGTAGATGTTTTACATCTTAGTACCCTCTGATTTTCCTTATTTACTTCCATAAATTTGCCACATTTAATCGCTCGACGCAGGTAACTTGAATACACAAATATAGCAATATTTCTTAAGTATCCACAACATTACCTAAGTACACGGAAACTAAGATTTTTCCTTAGCCACTTTATCCAAATCATTTGGTCTCACAACAAGAAGATACCCCTTTTCTCCTTTTTGTTTAATAGCTACAACTGGAATTTTACCCTCAATCTTAGCCTTATTCTCAGTATCGACGAACAATTTCCATAAAGCACTTTTACTCCGCACCTTACACTCAATATAAAGTTTCGGGTGCAGAGAATCACTATTAGTTCCATGTCCACTATTACTACCGGACAAAGGTACTCTACGTGTTCCGAAGTATGCGGCTACTACTCTCTCGAAAGACTTCCATGTACTTTTACTTGTCGGATGTTTTACTTGCACATTATTCTTTCGCACCAAGACTTTAGGAACACGTTTTTTCTTAGTCAGTTTAGCTTCTGGCATATTCTACTCTATAAGTTCAGCTCACATATTAGCAACACCTCTTCGTGTCAACTCCCTACTAAGCATTGCAAGAACATTACTGAACGACTCCAACTTATTTGCTAACAAATCCCGATACATCTCAGCTTCAATTAGATTCTTGTAAAGCCTTTCTACTTTTGGATTAACCTTAGCACTTGCCTTTCGTTCAGTAACAGTTGACGCCTTAGAGGACAACATCTCCTTGTCAACTTCTAAATCATATTCAGATTTACATTGTGCCAACACCGCACAAGCCTCAGCGTGTCGGTCCTCAGTAAACTCGCGCCATGCAGTATATCTTGCAATAATATTGCCCAACTCATCAGAAGCTAAATCCGCAACTTTTATTGGCATTGTGGGTAGCCCCCCTTTAGGGGCAGATAACTCCGTAAAAATCTCTCTGAACCTTTCAAGAGGATTCCTCACTATTTCTTTCTTCGTAGGCATAGAATAAATTCCTTTGTAAAAGTCCAAGTAAACTACTCCTGGTCGTATAGACACCTAATTCCCGAAATAACCCTTAACCAATCCTGATAGCAAGCAGCTGTTATTATCTCCCCAACAGCATCGCTAAAATTATTCATCATAACAAACAACTTCACCCGTTCTTCTACCCTACTAAGCGGGCAAAAGTTTACAGGATTAAGTTCTATACCAATCTGAGAATAATGTGCAACTTTTTTTAAATCCTCTATTCCATTCTTATTCTTGTACCGAGAAACATACTTTACGATATTTCCCTGAATAAAATTCAAGTCCATGTCCACCGCAAAAGAGACCGGTTGATAAGCCAAGCCCTTATAATGTCCACCTCCTACTTGAACGTTCAACGATGAATCTATTTCCGTTCTCATACTTTTCTACATAGAATCACAATCGCTAAAACAAAGTGACATAAAAGGACATGCCAAGGCATTATCGCAGAATTTATCCGTACAACTCCTTATAGGAAGCGTCTTTGACCTGACATGGGCAATAACAGTCTCCATTTTTTCATCCGCGATTGCAAGCTGTTCCTCATTTATAGGCATAAGAAATTCCCTAATTTCCGAAGTGTCCTTATTAATATATAGGTACAGAACTTTCTTGATACCCAATTCACGAGCATATAAGGATGCCTGAAATTCGTGCTTCTTAAATGGTTTGAACACGGCCTTACTAAAGTTCCAGTTATTCATGGTTTTTATTTCAAGAACCACTTTCTCACCGAAAACTTCCTTTTTGAAAACGCCATCAGCCTTACCGTTAATATACTTATCCTTATTGATAACGGGGACCTCAGCCTGTTCAAGATACCCTATTTTATACAGAATAGACTGCATATAGATATGGTACCAAGTACCTACGTCAAATGTCCTTTGTAACTCCGCACCAATAGGCCTTACAGTTACATCAGTAGGTGTGGCCTTCATAAGGTCATAAGTCATTTGCCGCATACACCCATCAAGTAGCTGAGACGGATGAAATACCCCCTTTGTCCTCTTATCCGGAGCCATAATAAGAGAGTACAAAGTATTAAACTCTGAAAAGAACCTGTCCCTGTCAAAGTCATCCGCCTCCATTAAGCTCAGAAGATTTTTCAACTGCCGCTTTATACCAACAATAGAAAAAGCTCCAGCGGAGGTAACTCCTCCAACACAAGCCTTATTTATAGCGTCTACGATTGAAACTTTTTTATCAGTAGTATCCTTTTCAGAAATTCCGTGAAGTATTCTTCCTAAATTATATTTTCGTCTTTCACTCATATCACAATTTTATGCACCTTAACTTCCGTAAATGTTAGAGTTCCCGTATATCCTCTCGCACGTAACTCAGATATAAGCTCCTGCGGAGTAAATTTAGCTAAATCCGGATTTAACGTGGTGGACGTAATTTTTTACTACGGTGATGCTCTCGGGCGTACTTGTTCATACAGTCCTTACACCAAGTCCTCCTACCATCCTTTGTGTTTCCCTTTCCGAACTTCTCAAAAGGAAGTTCCCTACCGCACTTTGTGCAAATTTTAGTTTGACCTGCTTCCATATTCTAATAATTGTTAGAATGTAACTACGTTTTATCGAATAGTGATTCCGTTGGGACTCGAACCCAAGACCCACAGCTTAGCCTGCCACATTACATTTCTGTAACCATTAGTAAAACTAATGTTGTGGTCTGGACTATTTCTTCACCATTGCAGGCGGACTGCGTATAGTCTCTACGGAACCCTTCATAAGTAGGTTTCCTCGGTGTTGTCTTTCCTCGTAAATCTTTATACAAGGTTAAGATGTTCGCCGAAATAGCAGTCTCCACTGTATGTGTTACTCCATGAAGTTGTATTTCCTTATATAGTTTCCCCTACATCCAGAACTACAACAAGTACATCCGTATTTTGAAGGTTTTATAAGATGCGTTTGTCCTACTCGACTCTCAAATAATTTCCCACAAACAGGACACCTTAAAGTGACCATCTTTAGTCCTTGCTCTAAACCATGCCTGCGACAATGTTCAGAAGCATCGAGGACTTCCAAATTTTCTACCCTGTTATCCTTTTTATTGTGGTTCTTATGGTGCACCACCTCACTCTGTTTAAGAACTCTACCAAGATGATTTTCAATCACAACCCTGTGTAATAACACATACCCGTTCTTTGTTGCAAAAGGATGCTCCGGTACTAAGGCATAATCGTAATCACCCTTACTTATGACTTTCTTAATCTTCCACATACAGGCTCCTTGTCAAAAGGCTGTTGCTCTATCCAACTGAGCTACGGAACCCCAGAGGTCGCAAGCGGAATCGAACCGCTGTAAACGGTTTTGCAGACCGTTGCCTAATCCACTCGGCCATACGACCAAAAAATCGAGGAGGGAAAATCCCACTTAAACCCTCCTCGAACCGCCGTTGGAGAATTAGTCACCAACAGTTCAAATATAGGGTAATGTTTTTAATCCACCAAATCACCTCTCGAAATAACCTTCTTCAAAGTATTCTGTATCATCGGCGCCAGCGTCATCAATCCTGCCACACTCAAGATATGGGATTTCTATCCCTGACCCATTTCCACTTTTATGTAAAGGATGCGCATGGAGAATATCTTTGGATAGATAAGCGTTTAAGGTAGTCTGCTTAGCAATAATAGTGCACCCTGATTTTCGCAGTTTCCTCAATAAAGATGAAACCTGTTTTGCCATTTTTATTTGTTCCGGAGAAAACCCATCATCTATCATGATATACTTACTTTTGTTGCATTCATCGTTGCTTTCTTGATAGCCTTGCTCAAATCAACCGCAAGGGTACTCATGTTTTCCATAATTACATAATTCTTAAACATCTTACCGGGGTCATAAGAATGACTAATACAAACCTGTACCACATAAAACCCAAGATGCTCAACTTTCGTTACGCAATCCTTAACATGTTTCATAGCACTTTCTCCTCCATACGACCCTGCACATGGAATGCCATCCGACAAAATGAAAAACAAAACCGGATTCTTAGTTTGCCTCCGAACCCTTTTGGCAACTTCAAGAATAGCTACACCATCCCTATTCTGAGAACGTGCAATAACAGACCCAAGAGCAAACTTTGGAGCATACTCTTTCTCACGATAAACATACATTTCCGTAGCATAAGGACGTTTCATGTCACCCGAATGCCCATATATGAACAGTTCTACATTAGGAACTTGCCCCATAGCCTCATTGATAAGTACCGCAGTATCACGCGCCGCATAGATTCTTGACCCTGACATAGAACCACTCTCATCAATAAGAACACATACTGCCACTTTATCCGTTTTAACTTCACCCTCTCGAAGATACACAGTAGGAACACCCTGGAAAGCCTCTGCTAACTTATTAGTATCAAGAACCCCGCTTCTCATAGAACGATGAACGAGTTTATACTCCCTACAATGCCCCTTCATAATTTTTGAAATTGCCGGAATATACTGTCTCACTCTATTCAACGAATCCATGTATGCAGATTTATTATCCGGCATTTTAGAGAAAAACGTATCCTCAGAAGAACCGAGTTCAACAGTACCCTCACACACCTCTCCAAGAATGCCCTCATCCTTAATAACTGCACCCGCAAGGTCGGTTATTTTCAAACCACCCTCACCACCATCTGAAACTGCCACAGATATAGGTTTGCCCGCAACTTTATCCAAGGCACTTTCAGACTCTTTTGCATCCTTAAGAAGTTCCCGCATGGCTCTTTCAGCCAATCCGTCCTCACTCACGCTTTCAGCGGATTCCTTCCCCTTCTCTGTATCTTCGTAAAACTCCTTAATAATATCAAATACTCGATACGCTGCTTTAACGGTATCCGCAGTAGTTACCGGATAAGGAACAACCGCCTTTTTTATCTCGATTAGATAATGGGCAAATTCAATAAATTCTTCCTCTTTAAGATATTTCGGGTATCTTATTATACGGAGAAAGCAGCCCATTATTCTATCAAACGGAGTTAACTTCCCATCTCTCTCCCTGGGAACTACATAGTCCAAGTAGTAATGGTCGAAATAATAGTATTTACTCTTCTCAAGAAAATTAGCAAGACCCGGTTTATTTTCAGCGCATAATTCCTCGACTCTCTCATCTTCAAGAATATTGAAAATACGATGTACTACTCCTGTAGTAATCTTTGCCAGTTCTGTAAAATCAGTATAGAGCAAATGGCAACCCTCATGTACAGTAACACCCAGAAAAATGTCCAGCTTTTCACCGACAGACAATTCCGTATCATCAAACATAGCTGTATTAACACATACGGTTTTCCCCTCAGTGTAACTTCCTCCATCAATTCCTGTGGTTATCTTAACCCTGACCTTATAGGGAGGGTCCATTACCACAATCATCTCTTTTGCCAATACATACGCACGTTTAATCAAGTCCTCCTGCGTAGGAGCCTCTAATAAATACGCAGAATAAGCATCGCCCTCTTCGAGGGTTTTCTCCCAACCAATTCTGCCTCTTTTACGAATTTTCAGAAAAGTTTCTCCGTCCCTTTCAAACCAATCATCCAAAAGGTCATCAATAACGGAATCCGTAAGTTCTATGGATTTATCAATTTTTGCCATGATAATTGTTATCTTACCATTATTGATTTTGCAATTACCCCACGTTCTCCTTCGCTTCTGGTTCCTTCAAACAAAGGTAAGAAAACAAGCTCCATAGCCCGCAAGGTAGTCCAACCATCAGCAACCAGTTCAGCCGCCATAATTGTCTCCCGTGTAGAAAGAGAACACGACAACTCCTGTTTCCTGTACAGAGAACGAATATTATTTGCCACTGCCACTATATGCTCAGCGTCCAATGCAGACACCCCACAACGTTTTACAAGAACTTTCACCTCTTGGTCCTTCGGCATATAATCAAGTTCCAGAGGGAAAAACCGTCCTACCAATGCACGGTCCATACTCATCGTACCGGTATATTCTGCACCGACGTTTGCCGTTGCTATAAAACAACAATCCTTATGGACTTTTACAGAACGCAAATCCTCCCCCCCGGCAATCTCCACAGGAAGTGCACGCCTACTATCCAAACAAGGAAATAATATGTTATTCGTGGTAACAGGAGCTCGGCTTAATTCATCCAATAAAATAACACCCGGTTTCGCAATATCATATGTAAATTTCGCATAGTCAAAAGTGGAAACTCCACCCTCCTGTAAACGATGAACTCCGAGAAGTCCTGCAACAGGGTCGTACATAGACCCCATATCGTAAACATGACATGGAATGCCCAATCTCTCACATGCCAAAAGAATAAGTTCTGTTTTACCAGTACCCGTAGGGCCAATAATCATTGTATTTACCTGATTGACGATATTACGTAATAGCAAATACCAATCATCTGGGTTCACGTAAAATCCTTCCTTTTTAATGTCCGGAACTTGGAAATCCTTATTAGCCCGCATTTTTGAAAGAAACGATTCCTTTCCAGTAGTACCCTCATCTTCGTCGTCACGGAACTCCTCCTCAGAGCCAGACGCACCGATATACTTTTCATAAGCACGTTGCATCCCCTCAGATGGCCTATGCTCCGCAGATTTATATTCATCATCCCTAAGACCGAGAGGATATATAGCTCCTGCCTGATAGTAACCCGAACCCAGAGAGAGAGTTTCCGAACCAAAAACAGTTCCTATGGGATAGAACGACCTTATGACTCTATCAGACTGGACATTCAAACTCTGGTCAACAGCCTCACCCCATAGTAACTGACCGGCTAACGGCCTTAATCGACTACGACCTTTGTCTACTACTGTTTTGAAAAACCAAAAATCACTCATCTTGTGGAATTTTTAATCGTTGTTTTTATCTTAGTTCTACATCAAACCACAACACATTACAATACTATTTAAGTCGGCTCTCTAACCGGTATAACCGGTCCTCAGCTTCCGACAATGTAAGGTACTTAAATAGTACCCTTTTTCGTATGAAATTCTCATTACTGAAATGGGAATATTCAACTATCTTAAAACCCCCGTGAAGATGTTTCTTCATCTGATAGCCATCAATTATCAATGACGGTTTGTACGATGGTTTTTTCATAGATTACACAACAAATATACGGGTAAATAATGAAAGTCCAAAACCACTATTTTTCTCTATTCGCCTGACTTATAAGGAATTGTAAATCCTCATAAGTAAGTACGGCGAGCGTATCCTTACTTTGTTCAAAATCCACTATGAATATAGGAATCTTATTACCCGCGCATTTTTTCCTAAGTAACCTCCAGTCAGATAACTTTAAAGAAAAAGACTCCTTTCCCGTTGTTTTAGCCTCCACCTCACAAAAGTCAGTAATCACATCATTTTGACCGAATGTTGCGCCGGAATTAATAGTGGTATGCCCATTGAGTTGTCTTGCAATGCGACTTTCTTGTTTTCCAGAACGACCACGAGTTGTTTTCTCACTAAACATGGCATCCATATATCCAAATTTTCTACAAGTCATAAAAGTCAACCGCCTTAAATACGTTGAATTTTTCCTCCGAAGAAGATGCAAACCACTTTTTCATAGCCACTTTAAAATTGCGATACCCCAATAATCCTAAAATCATTGGGGTATCAATTTCTCACTTCTTACGTTTACGGCATCTCGGAACTTTACCCATAGGTTTCTCAACCGGTGCCTCAGAAGTTTCCTCAGATTTCACTTCCACAAGGTTCCTCTCCGTAGAAACTTCTTCATCAGTAACGTCGGAGTTTACACCCTCAATAGGTTTAAGCATGGTTCTACCTCTATTAGTTACCATGATTAGCTCTGCCTTTCGCATCAGCTTGTCAGCGAGTTTTCCTGATACCCTCCACAAATTCATCAACCCCAAATCATCCCTCGGTATCTGCAAGTGAGGTTTACTTAGCTTAAGTATAAGTATGACCTTCTTCAAGTCATCCTCATTTACTTCAATTTTTCTTGTAGCCATAATAACTTATTCTTCCATTTCACTATAAACGTCATTCTCCAACTCACGGATTTTTTCGCTCCTTACAAGCTCTTCAACGAAATTATCCATACCACTTATTCTCACGTCATCGTAAGAATACCAAGCACCCTTACGCTCAACAAGACCAAACTTCATTCCCAAATCCACAATCTGACCTGCTGAGTCCGTATGATAAGCGTGTACATTGCCATAATCTACAAATGCGTAAAAGAAATTGGCCGAGCGACCATTAACTCCGCACTTATTCTTGATACATTCAATGGCTATGTTCCTCCCAACAACAATATCACCTTCATCGGTTTTTCCATTAATTTTCTTCAATGCCTTAAACCTGACAGAAAGTGACTTTGTACGTTTCAACTGTTCCCCGTTACGAATAACTTCTGGGTCCCCATAGGCAATTCCAGTTTTCTGGTACGCAGAGTTAATAACCAAAAGTGTTGCCTCTTTGTGAGGGTTCCCATTCATAGCAGCCTGAAATTTGCGACACGCCTTATTCCAAAAACGTGCCCCGGATGCCATTTGCTGGTCTTCCATAGACTTATCAATCTCATCATCCGTACCAACAGCCGAAAGACTGTCAAATACAATAAGACTTATAGATTCATCCGAAAGTAAAGCCTGCACAATATCTACACACTGTGTAAGGAAAGTAGGTCTAATAAGAATTAGGCCCTCATTATCAATTCCAAACTTAGCCCCCCAATCGGGAGTATAAGTTGCCTCAATATCCACAAGCGCAACACGTCTGGCAACAGGTTCTTTTTTAGGTTTGTAACCCTTGCGTAGCTCGTAACTCTCCAATTCACGTAAGTCACCGGCGCTTGAATAAGTGAAATTTTTGAAAGCACCCTGCTCGTGATTCGCCCAGTCGTAATGCTGAAACTGCGCTATAGCATCGTATGCCGTATAACTCTTTAAGGAGCCGTTCTCCCCGTAGTGCTCAATTACCCTACCAATAGGAAAACCCCCACACGTTACATAATTATACGCCGGTATAGAGCTCTTTATTTTTCGGCAGTTAGGTAGTACAGATGCCGTATGAACAACACCCTCTCCCATAGTATCATTGAACTTCGATAAAACGGCATTGAGGCTTGACAATTCTGATTTCTTTGCCATATTAAATCACCGTTGAATAAAGTGAATAATCTATATCTCGTCTCCAAATAAAACCTCCGGCAGACTTTCGCTTAAATAGACAACATTCAGTAATGTGCCTATCATTTACTCCTGTCTTTCGAGAAGCCTCTTGGCAACTTTCAAAATACCCAATATACTCTCCATTTTTGATTTGAAGAACTGGTCGCATAGGTCTTCCTGCTGCACCCAATTTAGGATGCCCCATAATAGACTGAGAATGTCTTAATTGAATATCTCCATAGTTATTATTCTCCTTATAAGTACACCATTCCAGATTTTCTACTCGGTTATCATCTCGAACACAGTTCCTATGATTAACACAAGGCTTATTACCCGGATTTGGTATAAACGCAAGGGCCACCAACCTGTGAATAGAGGTGCTTAATTTAAGTGCTCCATTAGTAACAGTACACTTAACATATCCATCTCGTCTGCACTTAATCCCAAGTAATTTTCCATTCCTTCTAAGAAGACCCGTAGAAGATACCTCATAAGCAGGAAAACCCGGAACAACTCTCCACTCTATCATAAAATAGAAGAATATAATGAGTAATCGAATCTATCGGGAAGTGACGGCAAATCGTCCAACTTCATCTCTCCCCAATTAGCAATTATCTTACCATCGGCGACAAGAGGTACATCCAGCTTAACAGTGTTCTCCATACAATCAATAACCACACGCTCAACCTCGCGCATCTGGTCAATACGAGCCTCAATTAGAACCTCATCGTGTACCTGCAATAAGAAATGTGCGTCCAAACCCAATTCCTCGAATTTCCTGCACATCGCCACAGTCGCAAGTTTGACAATATCCGCACCAGTGCCCTGAATAACAGTGTTCACCGCCTGCCTCAATTCCCCATAATATGCCCCATTATTTCGCTCAAAAGGATTCTTGGTAACTTCGGTAAAGCGCCTTACTCTACCAAATAAGGTTTTGACATACCCATGTTTCTTAGCAAAATTTTCAGTAGCCGTCTTCCATTTCGCGAAACCCTTATAAGTGGCATGATAGTCATCAATCATCTGTAAAGCCCTTTCCCGCGATACTCGAAATGTTCTCTCATACTTATCGGGACCCATTCCGTAAAGAACGCCAAAGTTCATGGTTTTTGCCTGCTTACGAGTAATACCGCATGCCTTAGCAACTTCTCCATGAGGGTCCCTACCATGTAAGAAAATATCCATGAACTTTTCGTCCTTACTCATGTGCGCCATAACTCGCAACTCCAACTGTGAGTAGTCATAATTGACAAACACATACCCAGGTCTTGGAACAAATGCACACCTTATGGGAAAATCGTGGTTATTGGGTTGATTCTGCAAATTAGGGGCAGAACTTGACATCCTACCCGTTTTTGTTCCACAACTATTCAAATCCCCACGAAGAACGCAGTCATCATCCAGTAGCATCGGAATAGGAGTAATATACCCTGATACCAACTTCTGTAATTCAGAGTAAGCAACAAGGGCCTCACCAATAGGATAGCCCATTTCAGCCCATTCCTCCGCAGATTTTGCATCCGTACTTGGCGCTCCAGACTTTGTTCGTGAAATAACCGGAAGTTTCAGTTTCTCAAAGAACACCTTTTGCTTCTGCGGATTTGAGTTAAGGTTAAACACACAACCAGCGGCCTCATATATATTCTCCTTATACTCAATTAATCCTTTCTCAGCCTCAATACCCATTTTCCTGAGCAACTCCGAATCAATCTTTACTCCCCTAATTTTGGCATCCCTAAGAATCCTTATAAGAGGCATCTCTATTTTATGAAATACCCTCCAAGCATCCTCATCCAACAAAGGTTTATATTTGTAATATAACTGCGTCTCCCAATAAGTGTCCTCACCGGCATACCCTGCAAGCAAAGGTAATAACTCATTACCGTCTTTGGCCCAGTTTATTTTGCCCCACTTCTTACCACTTATCTTTTCAAAAGTAGGTTTCTCATATCCAAAGTCTTCCTTTACCCGCTTTTCAAGGTTCTTATCCAAAGAGGGGTCATACAAGTGCACCATAATAAGAGTATCCGCAATGATATTACAGTTCTCATCCTTGATTCCGTTCATAACGTTTATCATGCTATCGAATTTTGCGTTATGCGCAATCAACTTTAGCCTCTTAAACTCCCGATTGCATAAATCGGAAAGAACATTCATAGGAATACCCTTATCAAAAAAGTAATCCACTGGAATAAAGCACGGATAAACTCCCCTCTGATGTAAGGATAGACCTAACGGTATGGCATCATATTCAAGACCCGTGGTTTCCCAGTCGAATGTTACTATAGAGCCATCCTCACGTTCCTTAAACCATGCGGGTACTTCCTCAATACTCTCTAACAGGTTAACGTAACCCCTATATACTTTTATCTGACGCATACTCAAACAACAAAATAAGTAGAGTGCCATACAGGGTGTGACACTCTACTCTCAGTTACCCAACAATTACTTAATCGGTCTCATCAGTGTACCCCCTCTCGTCAATCTCGTCTTCAGTAGGAGGTTGACAAAGTTCCTCTGCGGTAGGAGTTAACCCCTCCCAATCAACAGGCTTCATTTTGCGGTCATCGTCGTCAAATGCCTGCTCAAAATTGTACGACGAATCTTTTCCACTTCCTGAACGTGTAACTTCAAACACCATCTCAGTAAGTTCCTTACCCTTCTTATCAACAATCTGTTTCAGTTGTTGAGCGATAGTGGAGCCCACTTTCCAGATTTTTTCAACCGGCTTATCGTACTTAAATTTCTTTTTGTCCTTATCCCACGAGCCACGGTAATCAAGAATCTTGAATGCCGCCCTCCAAGTTTGCTTTACCCCATCAGAGCAAAGCACACAATGCCTGCCTGTGTTCAATTGGCAAGGAACGATTGCCCAGTTACCCTTTTTGTCTTTGACTTGGTGCGCATCAAAACAATACGGCTCATCCTGTAAAAACTGAATAGTGGCCGTTTCATCGGGTTTTAACCAAAAATCACGTACTGAATTTTCAGCGGCCTCGCGCTTTTCAGCAATGTCGGCCTGTCTCTTTGCAACTGCACCCCAACCTTGCGTCTTACGCTCGGTTTTTCTTGAAGAAAGAAGCTCATCGACTTCTTCGGTCATGCGTCTTCTTGGACGCTCTTCACTTGTCCTTGGCATAAATACCTAAAATTAAATGATTAATAAAAGCCATTGCATTGGCATATCGGAAACTCTTGTCCCTCACTTAGTAAACTACATAAATTTACATATATATTATGGATTTTCCAAATAGTATGTGTACTTCTTCATTAGGTCAGCAGCTTCTTTAATTATGTCGGCAGTGTCCTTTAAAGAATATTCATATGATTCAATAGATTTCTCACAACGACGTAAGGCATCTGAAATACTCTCTTCTCTCATGTCCACTACTCCTACGTTAAGGCTTACTTGTACTTTCATACCACCCGTGCTTTCCATCATTGATAACTTAGTTTCCCAAAAATGAGGCTTCTAAGTATCTCGTCAAGTATTCCCTTCTTACAATTCAATACCTCCCTTTCTATAAGTTCTTTCTTATCAAGAAATGTGTCCGCAAGTATCATACCGTCTATTACCCTGGTATAATTAAGCCTCTCAGACTTTTTCTCAAAAGTAGGAAACTCAGGTTCAGTTAATTCACCCGCATCGTCAAGAAAGGGTGGAAAATTCCTCCTTACCCACTCAATAAGTTGCTCATCAGAAGCGGACGCAAATGACCTACCCGAAAATATCTTGTGAATAGATGTAACAGGAACATCAAATGACCGCTCGGCCTCATTCATTTCTGAAAATACGATACACCCCCAAGTATAGTACTTCTTCAAATGATACCCATAATATTCAAGTGTCTTTTCATCGATTCCACGCAAAACAAGGATATAAGCAGAATCCGGACAATCCACTTTCCCCAATATAGCCCTCATAATGCCCTCCTTTTTAGTTCACAAATTACCTCATCCCTCATGTCAAGATAAGCATCCCACCCCATAGACATTTCCATAGAGTAAACAACATAATCCGTACTCTCCTTAAATGCACAATCCCAACTATCCTTTGACTTACATTCTCCAGGGTCTTTTGTTTCATACGGAATTAAGAGTACGGTGCAATGATTCTTCAATAAATAGTATGCAATTTCAGTTCCTCTTCTACCGGCTTCATCATTATCCAAAGCAAGATATACTGTCTTAAATTTAGACAACATCTTAACTTGCTCATCACTCATATCCGACCCCATTAAGGCGCATACATTATACCCGTGTTGCCATACTCTCCACACATCAGACTGTCCCTCTACAAGAATTACATAATCATAGGAGTAGTCCAAATTATAGAGATATGATTTTTTCTCAAAACCCTTACTATTTTTTACACGCCTGTCGGGGCTATACCACCGCTCCTGATAACCTATCAAGTCAACCGGAGAATTGAAATCTCTGTAATAGGGAATAAGAATCGAATCCTTGTCAGTCATCCCCACACGAAAATGTCTTAGACAATCCTTAGTATATCCCCTGTCAATAAACTCCTTTGGTAGCCTATCCATATACCACATAACATCGAGGTCAAACTCCTTTTTCTCCGGAGTATATTCGGTAAGCCTAACCATAGACATGGCCTCAAAATAATTAACCCCGAATTTTGTTGTAAGCAATCTTACTAAGTTTCCATGAGCATGACAGCTGAAACAGTGATACCCATTTATATCTGGTGACACAAAAAATGACATTCTCCCACTGCCATCTTCGTGATTATCCCTAAATGGACATTCCATCCGTATCTGACCATTGTTCATTAATTGAGGAGAAAACTCCGAAAATATGTCCAACAAACTTTTACCTGAAGATTTCTTTCTTGGCATAAATACTAAGAGATTTTCATAACTCCACAAAAGAAAGAACCCTCTACGGAGGGTTCCTGTTGGACTTTTAGTCCTTGCTTTCCTGTGTTACATTTTCCTTCTTGATGGCATGACCTTTTCCTTTCATTCCATCAATAGCATCCTGGATAGACTTCCCAACATTACCGACTGACCCACCGTTCTCAACGGTAATACTGAATACGCATTTGAAATCCGTGTCTGTGTCACAGACACACCCATCAACATTTACCTTGTAATTTAGCATAACCTTTTAGTTTTGTTGTTTTAATCTGTTTATTTTATCCGTAAGCTTCTCAATCCTATCTGTATTATTGGAGATTTCTTTCTTGAGAGCATCCTCAGAGGTCTTAACACTTCCCAAAGAACTGCTTAAGTTTTTCATAGCACGCTCAAGCCCCGGAACAGCATTTGTGAATTTAACCAATGCCTCTCTCAATTTAATTGAAAATCTCGTATTCTGAACAATGCTATTATATAACCTAAGAGTTGCAAATGTACTTACTGCAAACATAAGTAAAAATAACCGAACGCACAAACGCACCTCAGAATACTGCGTCCACCAAATTATGGGTTCTATTATAAGCCATAATACCCCCATTATAACGATAACAAATATCGCCCACATTAAATAATTAACGAATTTATTAACCATAGTTCTGATACTAAATTGTTATTCTTATACTCCCGTGTTACCTCACCAATAGTAATTCCCGACTTCTTAAGTTTCTCCTTAAACTTTTTGATAATACGCTCAACACTAACTCTGCCTCCGGTGAAATCCAACGGACTAACGGCTATTGCTCCTGTCTCCGCTTCTATAAGCGACAAACTACCACCCGAAAATTGGCCGAAACTTCCCAAAAGAAATAGCCTACCGTCGTACCAATACTCATACCTTACGGTAAAAACTTTTGTGGACTCCTGAGAGTACATCCAGATTTTATCATAAAGAGGAATAACGGCTGGAAACTCATACGTTCCCTCCTTGAGAATTAATTTTTCTTCTACGTCCATAACACAGTATCTATTGCCAATGTTTGCAAATTAGTGGTGTTTCTCCTAAGAAGGTCAACCTTTGTTCGGGCCAAAATATCCCCAACAGAAGTAGCAAAATAGTATCTCTTTTCCGTTATAAACGGAAGTGCGAAATGTAGGGCATCCTCGACTGAATAATAATTCTCATCCCTCAAACGATAACCCGTAGATGCTTCACTGACTGTTATAAACTCCGGACTTCCTACATCCTGGTGTACTATAAACGACCAATTCCACATCGTGAAATACCCATACACAAACACATCGCGATAACCATTTTTAACTGCCACGGTTCCTACCCCATTTGTTCTAACGAACTTAAAAGTCGTCTTTTCTTTCCAATTCTTCCTTACCATCATAAGCAAGCGTTATTGAATGTAACATATTGCTTAAGTCATTCTGGAATATAAGAGTTGTCCCCCCTACCACACGACGACCTTTAACAACCTCGCATCCAACTAACTCATGAAATTTCATATCAGCATCTTGGTACATCCTTATCGCTATATCAGAGTCCTGCGTATAAGAACTTGAATACGCGAAATCATCCTGTCCATCAAGTGAGAACTTTGAACCCGACTTATTGGCTCCACGCTTCAGCTGTGTGGTATTTATAATAGGTGTCTTAAAATTTTTCGCAAGGCGCTTGAGATTTCTTGTGATATACACGATTTTTTCCCAACCCTCCTGCATCTTACCTTCCATAAGGTACGAACCGTCAATAAAAACTGCCGACGGTTGGTACAAACCCAAATAAGTGGATAGCTCATCTATGGTTTGACAACTATACACAATCCTTATTTTAGAGCGTGTTTTCTTCAAGTTTTCGAGTCCACGATAGTAACGACCTTTCTCACGTTCCGTTAAAGTTCCCTTCAAAAAACTTTCATAAGGCAACCTGAACTTTATGCAGTCCAATCGTTCCTTTATTTCCTCCTCACCCATCTCGTTGCTTATAAAAAGTATGTCCCCAAAAGTGTCACCCATTTTTTCCCTTTCTATAAGAACTCCCTCCAACAAGTAGGCCATATAAGTGAGAAGCCAGGTATTATGCGTTACTGTGAAGTCGCCTAAGCAAAACAAATGGTCTCCGTCAATGGTGAAACCGTAGTAGGTATCCACAGTGTCCTTCTCAATCGTTATTCCTGTATGAAGTACATTCTTAACCTGCTTCCTTGCATTTGCAACCTTTCTTTTAAGTAATGTGGGGACTCTATCGGTATCTCCTTGTATATTGGCCTTATAATAAGGCTTCCCATTTATAACTTTTACAGAGCAAGAAACATAAAACCCAAGAGTCCTGCATAAAAGGACCAAATCCTCATGCAACCTCTTACTTGAGAGAGTGACCTCAAAGGAATTATCCCCCAAATACCCATCGGTATCTATGATACCAGCGAGTAATCTTAGACGATTTTCCGTAGATGTCCTTATAAACTCCATAGGGATATGTTTTTCACCGCTCTTAGGATTACCCCTCTTTTTAAGCAAGTGATAGTTATCCATGAGAACAAACAATCTGTGGCATCCTTTCATTCTCCACAACCCCCCAGAATTTAACTCCTTAGAGCACTCCCCTCCAAAAACCTTGGCATACTCTTTCAAGAAAGCAATAATCGGTTTATCAAAAGAAGTGATTGTCAATTCGCGCGAAGTTCCATCACCTAACCACACTCCGAGAAAATAGGGGTCTATCGAAAGTTCTGTATCCCCAAAGTCCATACCAAAAGACTTATACCCTTTAGAATGCTTCCTAAAAGAATATCCGGAGTTTAGATAATCCCTGACGGACAAGTTTCTAACTTTCCAAGTCACGTTTCTATCATCAATAACCTTTTTTCCGTCTTCCCTGTGAGTTTTTGTGGTTACTTCCGGATAAACAAGAGAGAGAACATGGCTTTCATTTACACGGTAATCAATCCCTTTCTTTTGCCTGACCCAATACATCTGTTCCACTCCGGTAGTTACGGTCAAAACATTCCTCGGAGTACCATCCGGACCCATAAGGACATCTCCCACTTTTATGTCCTCAACATTCTTTACGGACAAATCATACATAAGTACCGGAGTTCCCTTTCCAAGGCATTTACCTTGACCGGCCTTACCACCAATAGTAATTAAATCCTGCTTACGATAACCGTAAAATACTTTGTCCATATCCTCACACCCCATACTCAAATAAGTCACACCGAGAGATTTCATCCTCTCCTCGTAATCCTTTATTCGGGATTCTATATCATCGGAGTATAGGACATCCTTACTTTCAACCGCATCCACAGCAAGCGTGGCAATCAGACGTTGCAGCTCATAAAGTTTTTCACGAGGGGCATCCTTGATTCCACGAAGTATCTTAGGAATGTTATCCGACATGATGGCAAATATAAACCTTTCTTTAAGGACATTAAGATAGAATGCCGGACGAGAATCCACTTCGGTTACATCCAACTTAAACTTCTCACAGAAAGTTTTAATACCAACCATCTCTCCATGCTCCCGGTAGTAATCCATTATGAACTTATACTGCCGGACTTCCTCACCATCAAGCCACTTACGCTGAATAACAGAAAGAACCTTATGGTCCTTCCTTTTCAGACAAGCCACAAACAACTCCTCTCCTACTGTCATAGAAACTCATGTTTATTTCTTCTCTGTATCTCTCTGCGAAAATCTTCACCTCTTACACAAATGGGTATTACTGCTTCCCGTAAAAGAGAAGCAATATCCTCGGAAAATACCTCCTTTACAAACTTAGGGTCTGTATTTGAAGCAAACCAAATTGGCTTATTCATCTGGACACGAAAACGTATCACAGACTCCATAACCCGTTTAACTAAGTCCGGAAGATAAACTGGTTTACCGTCCTTATCGACGTTCTTCCCAAATTCATCAATTCCAAGAAAATCTATATTTCGCAAAACATTATTCAAGTCCTTTTTGTCCTCATCGGAGTACCAAGAAGATGTAAATTTGTCCACAATCTCATCCATAGAGTATATGCGAACCTTATGCCCCCGTGAAATTAACTCCTTAAAGGCGCAGTTCATCAAATGACTTTTACCGGTGCCATTTGAACCCCAAAGATAAAGACCAATGCCCCTCTTAGCAACATCTCTGGAGTTTTTAAGATACTTTCCTACCGCAACTAATGCCTCGTCATCGTTCGTAAAATCCTTTAATGACTTTTCATGCCACCCAGATTTTATACCACAGTATAAGTAATACTCCTTAGTTTTTAAGTCCATTTGAGTCCCTTAATTCAAATTCTTCCTCGTCACACCTACTAAAATTCGGAGTCCTCACTAATAGAACTTGTCATAGTTCGCATATAATCTTTAGAGCCACTATCCGCTTTAGTCAAAGCACGAAACACATCATCCTTCATGCACGCTACATTAGTCAAAGTAGGTATTCCTTTTCTTCGATAGGAATCATACCTCAATGTAGCCTCAACAATAAGAGAAAATACCGTAAACTTGTCATACGCCTTTAGCATATTATTAGTCTGAAAGTGTTCAGCCTTACCACGAATAATGTACACCTCACCTCCAGTATATATCTCGTAAAGATACCCATGAAGTTCCGTAAAATCACCAGGAGACATATTCTCAACACCCTTATCGAGAAGTCGAGAAATTTGCTCACGAATATACCTCGAACGAGATTTATCCTTAGCTGATTTAGACTTACCGTACCTTCTGAGTTCCGCTTCAAGCAATTTGTTGGCCTCATCAAACAGAGAGTTTTTAGCCTCGAACGGAAAAAACTTCTTCCCTCGGTACTCTCCCAAATAAATGTGACTATCCTCGTCAAACCAAATCAACCCCTCATCCGCAAGGTCGTTAAGCGCCTTCAGTAATTCATTCCTCCTATCATCGGCATGGTCCCAATCCGGAAAGTGGTCATATAGTTCCTGTTCAGTCTCGGAAAAGATACCATATTTAATGTCCTCATCGTCTGGAATAAATGGAACTACATCCGACAACATAGCCGAATACAAAAGGTATTTAAACGGAACTATTCCCGTTATTGGCATATCCTTTCGTAATCTTAGAAGAACATTCATACTATTTATCTTCTATCAATTCCTTTAACTGAACTTCCAATTCCTTGGTGACTATCTCATCACCAATTTCCAAGGTTTCCTTTATAAGTGTGATTTCCTCATAGGTGGGCTTAATCGGCAATGTAACGCCAACAGTCACCTTAGCACTCTCATAATTGCCCAGATTTTTTGTGATAGACTTTTCGTAGTAGATGTTATTTCCACCAACACGAAGTTCCTTTACGGTTCCTGTGGTGTCATAGCCCATTTTCCCTATCTTTGATGGCATAGCAATTTACTTTTTTCTTCATTGAATAACCTATTTATCTCCACGATAAGTTCCGCATCTGGTTTCTTACCCTTAGTAAGATTACTAACGAGCGGGACAAGTTTTTTTGCAAGAGTAAGTGGGTAGTATCTATTTTTACCCACCATAATGGGTGCTAACGGAAACACATCTAACCGTTCATACCGTAGAATAGTATTCCTTGACTTGCCGACAATCCGGGCAAGACCAGTAACAGTAACCACCTCAACAAGCCCCGCCCCCCGAATATGTAAGGTGGTTTGAATATGCTTATTCTGGCGCATCACCCATCTTACTTTTCAGTTCAACACTAAACGCATAGGTAGGCTTGCTCTGATAAATCTTTGAGAGCAACTCATCTGATATTCTACCTTCCGAGTAAAGTCGCTCAATGACATCTTCACGAACAATAGGGACCTCCTCTATACACTCATCCAACTTATACGCTCGAAGTATGTCAATAGCCACGGGTAACAACGTCTTACCGACACGTAACGTCTTTTTGAGATGAACATCGACATCTGCATGCGTAAGCACGGCAAGAATACTCCCACTTTCAAGGGTTCTACCCGAAGAATCCAAGTAATCTTCCAAAGGTTTTCGGCACTCCTTACATTGTGCCTCAAGTTCCTTTATAGCGTTTTTCTTATTAACATACTCTATACCACGAAGAGCAATATCCTCATTGGATAACTCCTCGAAAGATTGCTTCCTTTTAGGTGACATAAAATCTTGTTTTACTGAATTAAAAAGAGAGCCGGAGTGTTGATGCTTCGGCTCTCGGACTTACTCTGGCAATCAGATTACTCAGCAAGTCTCTTTATCTTGGTGTGTAATTCCGGGTTGATTACGTCCACGGTATCATCGTCATAGGCGATTGTTACCTTCCCTTTCTTGATAGACTTCACCTCACCGTCGAACCACTCTTGATTGTCATCGTTCCACCATACGGAAACACGGTCTCCCACTTCGAGGTCTTCGAGAGCAACAAGGTCCTCATCGTCGGACTTTTTAGCCCCACGTTTAGGAGACCTCTTGGAAGAGGATTTCTCCTCCTTAACTCCAGTCATAGCCTTGGCGATTTTTTCTGCCGTATCATCGAGGTCGGCATCACCGTCATTCTCGAACTCCTCGATAAGTTCAGCCACGACGTCACTGTCTACGTCGTCGGCAAGACTGCAAATCGAGGAGATGGCCTTTTTCTTGTTCTTTTTACCGGCGTCGAAGTCTTCGAGGATTTCAGCCACTTGGTCTACAAGTTCATCACCGTCAGCGCTTGTCTTTTCAACCTTTGCAGACTTCGGGGCATTGTCTTCATCCTCATCGTTACCTCCTTTCTTCTGTGCGTTGAGAATGATGTCCCGCAACTTCTTGTTGGTATTTTTTCCATCGAAATCGTCGGGATTGATACCGAACTCATTCTTGCAGATTCCTATGAGTTCCTTCGGCTCCATCTCGATGAGTTCCTCCTTGGTGTAGGACTTTTTTGCAGGAGTGTCCTTGCTGCTCACCTCTTCAGACTTACTCGGTGCAGGAGAAACCGAACGCGTAGGAGCTTCCTCCTTAGACGCAAACTCACCCATACCAACAACGGGCAGATACATTTTTCCTTCGTGCTGAATAGCCTCGACTTCAACACCAGCTGCAAACTGTGCTACAATAGTAGCGGTCGGTTTAATCTTTCCGATTACCATAATAATTTTATTTTGAGATTTAACGAAATAGCCGTCTGTACATAATAAACAATATACAGTCAGCGGGTTTTTAGAATAGTACAAAGATACACAATAAAGGTGGCACTTCCAAATTTCTTATTATCAACTTCTTATGAAGTTAATTTGTCCGTAACCACACAATGGTCCGGACCATACATAGTGTATAAAGAAGTTCCCGGAGTTATGGGAAATACCTTAAAGACTAAATTTTCCGGTCTATAATACTCAATGCGCCGCATAACAGTTTCATAGTCCGACTTAATCTTGAACACATCCCCAATATCAAGTTGATACAGCTTCTCGTATTGTTCATGTGGAGAATTTTCCGTAAAAACCAACTTATGCCTCAACTCATTTGTTTCCATTATTCCATACCGTAATTTTGAAACCGCTTCCAACCAGTATAAGCCAGCACCGCCCAAAATTTTCGGTGAAACAAATAATCCGCGTTTGTTTCACGACTTACCGATTCTCGTTCAAAGCAAGTATTCTCACGTATCCTATTAAAGGTAATAGTTGAGTCCAATCCTTCGATTGCACCTCGTGTACTGTTCCGTACCCGCAAATTATAAAATGAGCGCAACATCTCAAATCCATATAATATTGTGGGAATGAACGGAACAATACAAAGTAAATAAATAGGATTGAACCATCCAAATAACTCCGCAAATCCACAAAGGATAATAAGAGGAAGGCTTATGGTAAGATGAATATCTCGTTGTTGCCTGATATGTATTCTCTCATGATTAAGAATAGGTATAGGTTCTGAAACCCTTAAATTCTTCCGAACAAAAAAGAACGGATAGAATGCCCAAGCTACATACCAAAGCCTCGGAACCACAATGGGAAATCCATTCTTAAAACAACCACCTATGACATTAAAGAAAGAGGACAGCTTAGCCGCCCATGCGTACTGATATTCAGTGCCCTTATTATCGGTATAGGTTTTTTCACTTTCACCCTGACGCAATCTACCTTTTTTGGCCCGGTTCAAAAGGTACCTCCTTATTCGCCTATCTTCACTCATCTGACTCATCGTTATCCTCATTAAGTTCCTCAATTTTATCAATCGCCTCTAAGTCCTCATAATGGGAAAATACACCCACTGTAATTATGGTGCTGAGGATAAAAAGCCAGAGAAAATTGTTATTCTCGTTCCACCGGGAAAGCAAAACTGGAAACCCCCACAATATCGCAAACATGCACAATTTTCCAATTTCTCGAACTACATTAAGCATATAATTCTATTTTTACGTTAGATTAATTATATAGTTATCTTTGTATCCTATATTATTCCTACCACAACGAACACTACAAAACAGTTTTAAGTGTCTGCAAAGTTCTCTCACCCCTAAAGTCCGCATTTATGCGAAAATACTTCTTAGCATTATTGTAAACAGCGTAAGTAATGGGGCTATCATCTAATAAATATAGGCAAACAGGAAACTTCTTACCCTCACACAACCGAGATATTCTACCAATCGCCTGCTCAGTATCCTTCATAGGTAGATGTATGATAAGAGTATCAAGCCGGTCAATATCAAGTCCCTCCTTTGCAAGCTGAGTGACACCAAAGATAAGTGGGCAGGTACTCTGTAAATAAACCTCATCTTCCTCAGAACGCCTATTTGTTTCCGAAATAATAAGCATAGGCTTATACTCCGAAAAGTAGTTACATAGTGATTTAAGAGTATTCTTGCGCTTTGACAAGAAAAGAACTGTTCTCCCAGCATCTAAGCATTCCTGAATAACACGAATTGTGGTCTTTCTACGTCCCGAATGTGAATCGAGATATGATTCCACAACCGAATACGACATTTCTGACGCCTTTGAAAGACACGAAGCAACCTCGTGATACGCAGTCTTAGTTAGAGCCCCCGACTTATATACATCCTCAAGTTTATAACGAAGTTCCTCAGTAGGTTTAAATTCAATAGCGCTTTCTGTCTCGTGATAGGGATGACCGACAGAATCCAAAAACTCCAACAACCTTGAGTATTTTCTATTTTTAGATACAACCCCTCTAACCTCAACACCAGTTCTCACCCCATAAACAAAAGGTTTGGGAAACCGGCTTTCCATTTTTATGTGTGTTCCGAAATGGTATTGAAGAATCTTATGAACACCATCAGCACGCCTGAATGTTGCCGTTAAAGCAGTACGATACTTAGCCGGTACTTCATCAAGTATTGGCAAATAAGTGTCTGCACCCACACGATGAGCCTCATCCAATATAACATGACCTATATTCTTGATAAGTTCCTCTGGAAGATGCCTACAAGTAAATAAGTCCATTGTGACGATAGTAAAATCCCTATCCACAGGAACCTCAGAGTCCTTAGCAGTAAGAATAACACAGCTCGCATCGGTAGATTCCTTAATTCTCTGTTCCCACTGCTTAGCAAGATAGTAAGTAGGAACTAACACCATTGACTGCTTACCTCTTAAAACCGAAAAGTAAATCGCCATTATGGTCTTACCACTTCCACATCCAGCCTCAAAAAGTATCCCCGTACTTTCATCAAGACAGTGAGAATGCTCATCCCAAAAATTTTGCTGGTAATCTCGAAGCCTAAATTTAAAGTCGATAGTTACATCCCTACCCTCATTACCATACTTTCCAAGTTCCCCGATATAATATCTGGGAACAATATACTGACTTCCGACTTTTTTTAGGTAACAGATATGTGTGTCTACTTTCCCATAGAAACGACCTTTGCCGAACCTCATCCTATTCGCAAACTCTGGATTAGGCAAGGTTAAATCACTTTTTAGTGTTTCGATGTCTATACCTAACCGATAAAGTTCGAGTTCAGTCGCTACGATGCTACTTCCTACCTTCATAAGCCTCAAATAAACAATTAGAACATTAAGAAGTAAATATATAAATATATTGCCTTCCTACAAGAATGCCCTAAGAGTCCATAACTTCATTTTATGTGTTCAGTCTCACATATAAAGGTACGTGTTTAATTCAAGTATTCCAAATAGCCTAAAAATTAATGGTCTTAACGTTGACAACCACTTTGTAACAGTCACTTCCGTACTTCTTGTAATCAGTGGAACCCTCACAAATAAGGCGGAACTTAAAATACCTATCTTCTGGTATATTGGCTATAAACTGTTCAAGAAATTCCGGTGCAACACTGAAAACCTCATCGGGTTGCATCTCAAATACCGTGTTAAGCGCCGAGGTGGTTGAGTTCTCGTCAATTCTAATAGGTCTCATATCATCTAAAGTCATTAAAGAATCCATATCTATCGTCTCTCGAATACTTCCAAAATGAATTAGAAGAGAAACAATAAACTACATACCAATTAAGTGTCGCCCCCGATGCCGGAATGCCGGAGAATACCAACTTACTACCATCTAAATGCCCTTTAGCAGCCGTGGCTGCCGAATTATATTGAATCGTGAGGGCGCAAGATGTATCCGTAAAATACAAAGACGGAGGCAACTCGTTCCCACCGGTTCCTATATTAAACGTAATTGTTTGGGATAGACCGCCCGTGTTTTTCTCAAACGTAACATGTCCCGCGGCAAAACATATATTTCCGACGATAAAAAAGTTATACGCGAGCTCCGTGGTTCCAAATATCGCCGCATGTGTCGTGTACTCTCTAAAAAACGACCTGTTGGTAGCAAAAGCCTTTCCATTTACAGTCACCTGTGTCTGAATACCAGTCTTACCAGTAGTAGTCTCCATGAAAAGACGTTTTTCCAGAGTATAAATCCTGCTCCATAATTTTTCAGCAATAAACTTCCAGTCATCATCTGCACCCGGCGTTATAGAATCCAGATTATTCTTCGTAGCCAAAGTAAACTGCATAAATTTACCATACTTTAATTGCAGCCCCGTAAAGTTCTGACCCGCATTAACAGTAAACTGTTGAACAAAAACATTTTGCGGATAATACCCACCCGTAGATGGGTTGCCGGTGGAGTGAAAAGCTCTCAATAGAGTGCAGATATACTCGTATCCTGGTTCACCCTCAGCATCCGGATAATCCAAATCCGTCCCAGGAGACGTTGAATTGACTAAAACAACTTTAGGGTCCGAGTACACATAGTGGTCCGCCGCAGGCTGAGAAGTCCCATCTTCAAATTTGGCTCCAGAAATAGTCTTACTAAAATCATCATTGTAAGTTACAAGGTTTTTCTTAGCATAAAGCCTAAGTTGAACATCTGAACCAGCATCCAACTGATAAGTATTGACGAGGCTTAATTCAAATTTAACTCCGCCGCAAATAACGTAACTTCCGTTAGTATAAATCGTAGAACGGACAGTAGAAGTAGAACCGCTCTGTACTGTTGCGAAAAAATCCGAAATGATAACTCCTAAACCCTGTTGAAGCACAAACATCTCCTTTTTCAGCGCCTCAATCTGCCGATTTAAATCCGAAGTGGTGATAAGATTGGGAGAACCCCTAAACACCGCCCTAACAATTTTGTTAGCCCAAGAAAAGGGCTTCGCGATTATGTTGCTCATATAAAGTATTTATTTAGTAACTTGTGGAAATAAAAATCGTTTCTACTCTCATAATTAAAGGTTACATTTTTGTCTGGACTAAATCCAAGCTGAGTATTTATTGTGCCCTCAATGTATGATTTAATCAGTTTCTCTTCATTAGGGTAGTCCCCATTGAAATACCTACTTTTTATAGATATGGCTAAGGAAACTTCTGGATTTAATGCATCGTTATTCTCACATAGTTGATAAGAGTTCAGAGAATTATTCTCCGTGATATACCCCCTACTAAGTGAATCCAGTAATAAAATCGGAGGTTCAGAGTAAAACCCACTATCATCCACTGTAACTTCCCCCAAAGACAAGAGACTGCAATAAAGCTGTATTCCAATCTTGCTCCCCCTTGTGCGACAAACAGTATCTACGTTTAAAAGATACAGTCTAATTATCTGAATCGGATAGTCGATAGGCAAATCGGTAATGCCAAACTCATTGAGCTTTTTAAGCAACCATTTGCTATCCATCAACACTCCAGCATTATCAACACGAAGAGACTCCGAAATAATCTCACTTTTGAAGTTCTGGAGAGAATCCAGAACCCTCAAAAATGAAACCACATTCGGAAATTCCTTTAATTTATCCGGTATGTTATCACTAAATAACATTGGTTCTGATTATTAAGTCCTCTTGATTTACAGGGCGGAAAATCTCGGTTTCCCCAAGAGTAACATCCGGCATTATCTGCTCCGCGTATCCAACTTGGAGTTTAAATGTCACACTCTGAACACCGGCTACACTTGACCTCATAAGTATATCCGTATCAGTTTTACTGAATGAACCCCCGTAATCCGCTTTTACAAGAGGATTAGTAATATCATTCATTATACTCCTCAAAGAACTCTCGATACTCCCCGTATTATACCCTGCTAAAACGATTGCATCTATAATAATCTTGGTGGCTGACGGATTGGCAGACAGCATCAAGTTCCTATATGTATTAGGAGAGTAAGAACCCACGTATCCAGCCATTATATAAGGATAAAATTCATCCTCAATAATGTCAAGTTCAGAAGCCGTAGGTTCGAGGTATCCCGAAGTTGGTATTATCTGATATATAACCTCACGTCCATTAACCGTAACTTTTGACCTGTGAACAAAAGAGAAGCTATTTATAATATCCTGAGAAATTTTTTCATTAATTGCCGCACGCTTAGTAGTAAAATACAAAGGCGCCTTCTCCTTTATAGAAGTAAGGGTTTCCGCATACACTCCTCCACTTGCGCTATTAATCATAGAAGCATGAACTGCCCTTCGTTCATACAGACTATCATTTATTTCCGTAGTGGAAACGGATACATTTCCATCAGTACCATTACAGGTCCTATACTCAATATGAACCGACTTTCCAATAGATGGCTGTACTCCAAAGCCATTACTGCCAAAATATATGGAGCAGGAACCATCCTCTTCGGGAAGTACCATAAAATGATGACTATCTGAAGAAGAAAACCCAAAACCATTTACTCTCTCATACAAAATATTATCAATGACAACCCTTACACTGTCAATATCAACATTAGCGCGCCTAATAAAGATGTTATAGCCATTATAAGTAACCTCCTCAGCCATTTGTTTACCCTCATGAAGAAGAAGCTGCTTAGTAACTTCTGCCGCAGAGTTTTCAACGTCAAAACCCTCGTCGTTGGTAAAGTCTACTCCGTTAGCAGAAACAATCAAATCACCCCTTTCATACCTTGCAGATTCACCAGCCTCAAAGGTCACATTAAAGCTACAAGTTGCCCCTTTGCATACTACCGGCTGATAACCCATAGAGGACGCCTTAGAAAAAGCATTACTATAAGAACGCATCTTTCTAAGAATACCCTCATTTGCAAAAGCATTAATATACCAAAAATCCTTTTCAGAAAATAGGGCAAACAGCTCCACCAAAAACTCCCCAAAGTCAGACTTGCTCCTATCAGTCCATTCGGGGAACAAAGAATCCGCAAGACTGTGAGCCTTATCTACCATCTGGGACATGGTGGCATTAACCAACAAATCCTCATCCGGGATGATAAGCATCTTTGAGTATTTCTGCAATTTTTCAAGAACAGAAACATCCAACCCCTGAAAATACTGCAATAATTGTTCCTTTGTAGTTGCCATTATACAAACGTTACATCCTGTATCTCAGTTTTGTTGTCCTGAACAGAGCTATACTCAATCATCATGGAGCAACTTCTCCTATCCTTAGAAGTGTACCCAATGTCGATATTCTTAACAGTAACATTGGGGACATACTTCTGAATACCCCTCTTAAGCGAACCTAAAATAAGTGTCTTATTCATAATTAGGTACGAGATAGGTTTCTGCACCAAAGATACGAAGTTTGCCCCGAAATCCGATGTATAGACTCTAAATTTATCAAAGATACAATAAAACCATATATTGTCCCTTGACTTTTCTATACCCTCAGTAAGAACAAACTTACCATTCTTTAAATGAAATCTGCACGGTAATCCTTTCATAGCTACTTCATTTTTGCAGGCTGTAACGGAGCAACTGTTGCCGGCGTCCCAGGTGATGTACTTGTTACCTGTACATTAGTAGGGCCAACAGAAATATCCCCCGACTTAACGAACGTATCCACGGCATTTGCAATAACAGTTGCCATATCTCCAGCAATCTTTTTTATGATAACATCCGGATTCTCCTGTTCGTCACCCTCCGTAGCATTCAAAGCCTGAGCGGTGAAAATATCATAAAGACCGTCATATATATTTTGCCTTAATGTATCCTTAACTAACGCCATAGTTCTACTTTTTTAACGGTAAAATAAGTTTTGAAATCTCATCGAGTTCCTGCTTTATTTCAGTAAACACCTGCATTGAATCCGGCATAAATGGCTGAGGACCCAACATCGTATTCACTTTTGCCTTTAAAAGCTGCTCAATAAGTTTTGTAACCATAGCGAGCAGTCTTTCAGTAGTATTATACGAAGACGAATCCGCCCCCTTTACTGGATAGAACCCAATAACCATAGGCGAAATATACATATCTTTCTCGTAAGTTACAAGTGCGAGAAAATTATCCTTGTTAGCGGTTATCCAGTCTTCAGACGGAAGTGATACATCCGTGCCGACAATAGTAACAGGGGCAAACAAGCATTCTCCGGTGCGCAACTTAACCTGAATGAAATTGCCCTCGACTTCTCCCGTTATTTTTCCAAATTCAATCATCGTATAAAATCTAATTCAGTCCAAGTACCATCTGCGTCCCAAACGTGCTTTAGCCCGCGTAAGAAAAATGAGGTGTCCAGATTCTTACTGTGGTAACTTAAAATGCCCCGAATCTTGTAGGTTCTTTGTGAGCGAATATCCAAGTCCTGATTGCACTTAGCTGTTACTGTTATACCGAAAAACGCTTTATCAAATACTGCCATTTGCTCATCATAAATCTTTACAGCCTTATAGTAATAATTAGCATGCCTCGGATTATTATCACCAGCAACTCCCCATTCCATTGATGTTGGACCCCCATCTCTAATCTCCTCCGCAACATCCGGCATAGTCTTATGAACCTCAGCAACACGTGCCTCGTCTAATTCGTAGAATACCATATATCTTCTGCCATCCTTGTCAGTCTCTATCTTTGATATTGTCTCCTTGTATTCGCCGGTGTTTTTATCAAAGTAAGTAGCCGACCGAGAAACGGCATAAGCCTGAGAAATATCCTCATCAACGGTCACATCCCTTAGTATTCTTGGACGATTATATGCAGAATCGCTAAATTTCTGAATCTCCAAATCCCTAATCTTTCCTCCAGAACCACTGGTATCACGCAACATCATGCTATATAGTGGATATAGAAATCCGATGTCCGATGATTGTTTACGAAAAGCCTTTTCGTTAGACACAAAATTAAGTTTCTCCACTCCATCTTCATTGGAAATCCAAACGCTACAACCAAAATTTTGCGCAAGCATAGTTAAGAACTTCCAGTCTGAAACATTCTTTTGATATTGGATGTGTATTTTATCAAAGTTCACCGACTTAACTCCGGACGAAAGGTCTATTTCCCCGATTTCATAACCACTTTCCTTAGCGATACCTCTGATTATATCCACTAAAGTAAGAGATTCTGATTGGGCAAATTTCCGACTACTATTCTTATCTGGATAAACGAAATTTTTAGAGTCCTTTCCTAATTTGGTGAACCCATAATTCATGCACTCAACAGTAAACGAAACCTTGCCACTATCAGAGAAGTGAGTTGTTATCCGAGTTACAGTTCCGGAAAAAACGAGCCTCATACTCTCCACTGTATCCGCATAGTAACCCCCATAAAAATCAACGGTCTGACCAATATAAAAGTAATATAAGAGTAAATCCGAATACTTATCCACTGTAAACTGTAAAGTATTTAGCAAACTCGCCTGTTCTTCATAAGTAACTGGAAAAGCCACGAACTTCTCTATATCAATGTAGCCATCACCTGGAAGAATATTAGAACCCTTAAACGTATCTAAAGATTCACTATTACCAGTACGCACGCGTATCCTGAATTGTGGTTGTAAAGCCCTAAACATTGCTATAAGTCACTTTATCGTGTCAGAATCCCTTATTATAACTCTCGGCAAACGAATAATATCACCCGGATTCCAAGCGTCCGGCAACCTCGGAGGATTATTGTCAGCTATATACGTCCAAAGATACTCCAAGTCATCCCCAAAAATACGTGCCGCAATGGTATATAGATTCTCGTTCGACTTGATAACGTACTCATACCACTCCGAAGTTACCGATGGGTCCTTAATCGGATAGTGAGAAACCTTACCGCCTAAAAACTTGGCAATAAGATTCTTTTTATTATAAAACACAGGACTAATCATATTAATAAGGTTTCCAATCGATTCTTCTTTCAATATTCTCAAATTCAAATACTGCAAACTCAATATCCACAGTTCCACGAATAGGCGTTAAATCCTGGTCAAACAGGGTATATGTTATAGGAGCACTCTTGATAACTCCCTCCAGATATAATGGACCGATAGCAAGAATAACAGTAGCCGGGGGTCTAAATTGATGTACATTAACGATACCGCCTTCCGCAAATAGTGGAGTTGTCTCATTTGTAAGAGGTGCCGGATACAAGAAAGATTGAAGCAACTCCACTTCTGGAAGAATACCCCGCTCATCCACTCGTGAAGTGGAATACGCATCATTATCCACATACTCAAAAGAAGATGGCCCCTTAGACGGTTTAGCACTTTCTTCGATAGTCCGAACCTGACTTTGGATGTCATTTGTAAGTCCTTTACCAATATAACTTCCATCAAGAGTATATTTGCCCGTATTCTCATCAAAGGTGTAACCTGTGCCCTCAGTCTTAAACTCCTTAGCAAGTTTAGACCCATAAGCAGTTGGTCGAAAGTGCCTCTGCTTAGATTGCGGAGTATTATCCAAGAAAAGCTGGAAAGAGATAAGTCTCTCTCCACCTCCTCCCCAAATATAATCATTATATGGAAGTCCAGCGTACTGTCTCGTCTCATATAAGGTACTTTTCACGTCAGTTATAGTCTGCGGATTAAACTGAAACTGATACCCCCGTTTTAAATTTGGCGTTCCAACGCCAACCACAAACTCCTTATTAATAAGAATCCCACGTGTAGATGTGTATGGTCTCGGATAGCGATTTGGTTCTTCCCCAAAAGAATTTGATGCCCTATTCCGAAAAATAGACATAAACTCACTACGCCCCGCAGTGGTCACACTACTTATGGGAGCTTGACCTAACACTTCTATCATATTGTACCTCCTCTCATATCACCTTCCCTACGCAAATCATTCAAAACGCCCTTTATTTTTTGAGCAAGAATGCGCTCATCAATACCGCTACCATTCTGAACAATTATCTGGATGGCACCATTTCCAAAGGTCATGTTAGTGGTACTTCCACCACCTCCGCCACCAAACGGCATTCCCGATTCAACTAACAAGGGATTCTCATCGGGCTCAGAATCCTTATCTTTTTTCTTCTTTTTTCTCCTCCCAAATAACCAACTTTGGATATAGTTCTCAGAATCATCAGGGTCATAGTGGCCTCCCTTAGCCGTAGGAACTTTAGGAACACCGTATTTCTCAGCTACCTCCTCAGTGGCCGCAGATACACTGTCATTGGCGAGACCGAGCCATTCAAGAGCCCTTCCAATTCCCTTTACTACTTTATCCCATACCCTCTTAATCCAATCAAACGCACCCATAAGAGGTTGAATTATATGGTCATCAATCCATTTTCCCACTTTGGTATTCATAAAGGATTCCCACAAAGACTGTATTCCACCCCAAATCCACTCAAAGAAACCCGTTATTTTATCCCATAACCATTCTACCCCTTCCCAAAGTTTCTTAAATCCAACCATTATCCAAGTAACGATATACATAAGAGAGTTCCATATAAGTTTAATAAACTCCCAAATACCCTTAAATATGGAATTAACGACCTTTCTAAACCCTTCACTCTTATTGTAAAGAGTTACAAGCAGAGTTATAGCCAGAATTATCCACCCCAAAGGATTGGTAGCATTTAAAGCAGTCCACAATGACCTAATACCCTTAAACAACGCCCCTATAAGTCCAGGAAGATTGCGAATGAGACCTATAATTAGACGAAACCCCTTAGTAATAAACCTAAAAGGAGCCTTAAACACATTAAGTAGTATTCGGCCTGCTCTTCGCATGTGCATACCAAAATCCGCAAAAAACTTACCAATAGCTACCCAAGCCTTACGGAAAGGTCTTGGAAGCCACACAGCAAGAGATTGGAAGAACTTTTTCGTCTTACCAACATAAGGCCCCATAGAAGCCATATAACGTTTTTGTAGTGCTGATGTACCAATAAGCGCCGCTCTATAATCCTTTACGGATTTTATAGCCTTATCACCTATGACAAATACATATTTTAACGCCTTATATGCAATAAGCAATTTGAGGACACCCTTTATAGCATCTCCATATTCATTAAAGAAGTCTACGACTTTAAGTTTCCAAAATTCCAGCCATACAAGCAACGAGCGAGCCTGGTTTTGGAAATCATCCGTAACCGACCATACGCTTTCCAATGCCTTTTTAACTTGTCTCCCGACCCATACTACGAAATGGCCAATCTGTTTTATAACCCATCCGAGTGTCTGCCCAATAATAAACCCATACCGCTTTATCTGCTCCATATTACTTTCAAGAGCAGTCGCCACCAGCTTCATAGAAGATACAACCTGACCATAGAAACTCTGTGGGTCATTAGGCTTTCCCATGACAGACTGTAAAAATGCCTTCCATGTTCCCCTAATTCGTCGCATTTGGTCTTGGACTGTCTCAAAGTCATTCTTTATCGCATTCATAAGACCCTTATGAGTCTTTACGAAATTAAGTATGGCCTGTTGACGCATAATGGTATTGGCCTCGAACTTATCAAAAATTCTTGTGGCACGTTGCGTCATAAGTCCCGCATCTACAAGAGCCTGAGAGTTACCCTGTATAGCGGAAGTAATTATATCAGAAAACTCCGAGAAACTTTTTCCAGTAGCATGTGCAGCCTTATTAATCCATTCAATATTTTCACCAACGTCAATACCCACAGACATAAGTCTGTTCATACCCCGAAGTTGGTCGTCCATACTAAAGTAAGACTGCCCCTTTATAAGCCTATTCTGCGCCTGTTCCATAGCCTTCATAGTAGAGAGAACACCCCCGAATCTGAGAGTGTTCTCCTTTAGAGTATCCACGTATTCAGAAGCCGCAGTCTTTAGCGCATAGAAAGCAGAAGCCAAAGTAAGAGTAGCCCCAGTAAGCCTCGTTACCTTAGCGACGGTGCTTTGAGCAATAGCAATCCCAAAATCATAAGTGAATTGCGCATTATTACTGTTATTACCCTTACTTTTTGCCATCTAACTTAAGCCTTTTTTTCGAGTTTGGACAAATCAAGTGTTCTTGTGAGACTGCCTGAATCCGTAGTAATCGTAATTTTAAGTGACTTGGTATCCTCCTTAATAAGGAGAACGATTATTCCGTCGTCAATAGTCACCTCGGACCCAGAATCTTTCTGCATTTTCGCAGAAGTAGTTCCTTCTGGAAGTGGAACATACAAGGATACATAGTATCCAGACTGCTCCTCCTTATTAGAAGAAAATTCCTCCCATTCATCAATGTGCTTAAGGGTTCCCCGAACAATATCATCAGTTCCCACCTCCACATTTTCCTGTAAAGTATAAATGGGCCGGTCAAGAACAATCTCGTCAGCAGGCATACTAAACGCCGCAGCCTTAGTAGGAGTGGTCCCAGATACATTTACCCAATCAGATGCCTTACCTGTTTTAGACATCTTTTGATAGAACACCTTGTTCAACTTGTCGAGGTAGGTACTGCCTACCCCAGCCTTCTCAATAAGATTCCTATATATGCTCACATCACCCTCACCAATAGTGACAAAGTGCATGAGAACTTTTTCCGCGGAATTTAAGACTGTCGCATTAAGTTCCATATTAATTCTTGTTTAAGTTTTCCTTTTGTTTTTGTTCCTCCTTGATGAGTTTCATCTCCATCTCGAACAGTCTATCCCTTTCATCAGCGTCCATAAGCATGACCCTATTATAGTCCTGACCAAGACGCTTCATAAAGATATAAGCCTTTGACGTTAAATCCCACTTCTTGAACTCATCATCCTCCGCAACTTCCTTTGGTATAAAGAGAATATCCCCTTGAACAGCCCAAAGACTAAACATAGGATATTCCCTATACCAAAGGTGATACTCGGTAGGATTAAACGTCATTCCGAGAAAAAATTGCTCGCCTCCATTACCATAGGTATTTCCCTTTGCTCATCACAACCACAAGGCTCATAATATGCAAACGGAAGCGTCGGCAAGTATTCAATTATCCCATTCCGGATAGAACGCAAATCCGCACCCGTAAGATGCTCATTAAACATCTTAAGCCCATACCATGTATGGAACTCCACAGGTAGAGTATCAATGACGTTTCCTTTCTCATCAACCCTTTCAACCGCAAGTAAGCAGTCCATAGCAATTCGCCTCCAAAATCCGATGCTATCAGAAAAATACTTCTCATGACGAATTGCATCTTCAAGTAACGGAACGCGGAATACAAACCTATTGAACTCCGTGTCCGTAAGACCGATATACTCCTCCTTGTCCGTGATTTTAGGTATAGCCGGAGGAACAAACCCGTCTTTAAGGTCTACAACTACATGGTCGTAGTCCAGAATCTCGGTCATTTTTTCCTTGGTCTCCGGAAGATAATCAATTTTGTCCAGGTCGATGTCCGCAACAAGTTTCCTCCCGCAGTATTTACAAATAACTTCCTGCTTAGGAATAAATGACATCCATACCCTGCGGTGAATCTCAACCAATAAGGTATTAATTTCCGCAAGAGGCAATTTCAACACTGCAAAAGGAATCGTTACCGACCCATCTTCAAGGTACTTCTTCCTTACTTCCGAACCGATTTCAATAGTACCGATTCTTTTCACCGCAGCCGAGACTACATTTCCTTGCCAAGTAAAAGGCTTTTCAGAGATTTTCTTTACGAATATTTTCTCTGCAACACCATTTGTTTTGAGCAGTTCTACTTCTTTGTGAACCTCTCCGTTTATGCGGAGCCCAACAGGGAGTTCAAAATATAATCCGTCCATAATACGATTGATGTTTTATAATGTGATTAAGAACCTACCGGTAAAATAGTCCAACCGTCGCAGTGAGCCGTATAGGATACCATGAACTTATCCGAACCGTTCACGTCAAGAGTAGGATAGTTTGCCGCGTTAAATGCGAATCCCTCGAATATGATAGTAAGGACTTCCTGACCCTGATGTAGCTTTACAGCCTTAACAGGTACTTTAAGTCCGTTTTCAATCATAGTATTTACAAGGGCCTCCATAGCACGGTCTGCCGCACTCCCATTATACGGTCTGGTAAGCGTCATTTCACCGTAATCGGTAAGCTGGTCGGTGAATTTGTACTTCTTGTTAGTTCCCGCGTCAACTACCTCGACAACGCCAGACGATTTAGACATACCCTCTAAGGTTTCAAACAGTCCGTCTGTCATAATGCCGGCGACTGGTATATCCAAATACCACCCATTAACTACATATACATCTTGGGGTTTCTGTGGTCTTGCCATATTATGCCTCCGTTTCTATTGAAGTTAATATTCCATCGTTTCTCTGTAATGAGATACGAACACTTTCTGTACATTCGGTAGGAATCCAAAGAACGTCAATGTTCAGCAGCTTCCTATCCTGTGTAGAGGGGTTATTGCTCCTATCGCAGATACCCTGATACGCCTGGTCGAAATTTATACTTCTCTCAAGTGCCCCGTTATCATACTCCGTTTTGAAGAATTGATTAAGTTCGACAAGAGCTTCACGCTTCAGTTCCGGAGTATTGGGTTTCTGTTCCAAGAATCTCATTTTTGAGTTCAACGCCCGCAGATAATAAGAAGTCTGCATGCGTACATGGATGCTCGAATACAAATTATTGGTAGAGTACGTCCTTGAACTTCCAACGTAGTAACCCGTATTCTCGACATACTGAATTATGTTGCAAGAAAACTGCTGTACCAGCTTATTCATAGAACTCTGAGACAAACGAGGAGGAATAACTTCCAGAACATTGTTGAACAGAGAGTCTATACCTCCCGGAGGAACGTGTATAAAGTCCCCCTGCAAATACGGAGTACGAATAAAAGCAGCCCCCAAAATAGGACCGATAGCCGGTATGAGTATTCCATTTCCATCTTTATCCGGAACTTTACACCAACCCATATAAGCGCCCGCGAGGAAACTTGTCTGATTAGTTTGCAACTCCATAGCATACAGCTCGGCAGTTCCTTCGTCAGCGTTAAGCGGCAAGTTAATAACTCCCACAGGATTCTTTTTGTCCTTTAGGTATTCATTCAGAACTTTAGCCATAGTTAAAGAATGAAATTCCGTGCAGGCAATAATCTGAACGTCATACCCGTCAAAACAAGCTAAACCCTTGGGGTCAGCCGTACTCTCGACAGGATAAAAATCCGATTCGAGGACTTCTCCATCCGAACCACCCGCAAGTGTAGCCGAATATACTTTGTCGTCCCTTTTAGTAATCGTTGTTGAAGAAACCGCCGTGATAGCCTTGCTTGCAAGTGTCAGTTTAGTGTCCGAAGTGATAGCCGAAACAGTACCAACGAGCTTCTTATTGGTATCATACAATACACTCCCCACAGAAAGGTCCGTAAGGAATTTAGTCCCCTCTCCCGTAACATCGTTACTTGATGTCGAAGCAGTTACAGTACCCGTAATACTCTTGAACACAAGAGTCTCGATTTCACTACTGAACTCGATAGTAATATATTTGCTCACCTTGTTCACAGCATTCTGAATCTCAGCAAGAGTACCATAGTTGTACTGCTCCTGGTTATCCCCATACTGAACAGTGAGAGTAAACATATCCTTAACACGAGAACTAAAAGAGTAGAGAGATACTACGATTCCATTAGCCCATGCACCTGGGTCATCCTTACCCTTATAACCGGCATTGACTTCCATAGTAGCACTACCCGACAGATTTCCCGAACCATTAGCCACAACAGACCCCGAACCAACAACTCTGGCGAGGTACAGTGTGACAGGGGCATTTCCTGCCTCATCGAATATGCTCTTGACAATAGCCGGCCCAAAGAAAGATGCACTTTGACCTCCAAAAATAGTATTGAAGTCCTCCATGTTAGTAATCTTCGTAGGCGAAAACGCCGCTCCACGAACAAACTGGCCAAGGAGTCCAATATTCCTTTTGGATGGTTCTTTGTAGGCGGTAGCACCACTGGCTACGCCCTCAACAATAGTTAATCCTACATCAGCCATTTTAAATTTTTATGATTTAATTTATTACTATTTTCCAAGCAGCACTCCGAGCAATATACCCAAGAGTGTGCCACCGACTCCTACACCGATGATGGTTTTTCTGCTTTTCTTTTTCTGCTCTACCAAAGCAACCTGCAAAGACTCCTTAACTTCATTAAGTTGCTCAAATTTTTTAGTCTCCATAAGGTAAAGAGTATCTGTTTTTAGGGCAACACTCCTCCAATACAACTGTAAGGAATCTGAAACAATTATATCCATTTGAAGATTTTTATTTATTTTCTTCAAATGGATATAATCATTAAGAGACCTATTTATCTTAATGAGCTGAGGCTTGGTTATGGCAACAAGGGTATCATTTTTCCAAAGTATCTTCTTCGGATAAGAATCTTGAGAGAAACTCAATGTTAGTGTCCCAGTCACCATTAGAAAGCTCAGTATCAATTTTCTCATTGTCCTTAATAATTAGCTCCAGTTCCTTTTTGATTTTCTCCCGTTCAAGGTCTATACGCTCAATTTCCAGCTTGTACTTGGCAATGTCATCCTTCAGCTCTTTAATAGTATCATTAAGTATGCGAATGTTCTCCTCATATTCCTCCATAGGAATAGGTGAACTCTCCCCAGACCTACTAAGTGCAAATATAGCAATAATTATTGCCCCCGTAACCACTATTGCCAAAAATATACCCACGTTTACCCTGCGTTTCATAGTTTTACCCTACGAAATAATTGTTTATAGTTTCAATCGCGCCCACAATAGAACTCTCAAACTTTCTATTAATTTCAGAATCAGTAAGGAGTTCAACATCGTCTTTATTATCCTGAAACAACCATTCAATTAGTACCCCCATGTAGTCTGCACCCATAAGAACGGTAAACCTCGATTCCTTGTCTCGTTCAAGGTATGCGTCCTTATTGTAGCGAAACTTTATACCCGGAAAATCCTCTTTAAGCCGCCCAAGAATAAAATCAGCACAGATGTCTGCATCGGTAACACCCGGAGTTGTATAAACCTCCACACCCCGAGCATCCATCCATTTACCATTACTACCAGCTGCATTATTATGTAATGACAATAGTAGCTTTTTCTTTCCTTTACTTATTTGGGTAGCGAAATTTTTTCGTTTTGATAGACCGGGTTCATTCTCCGAGTCCGTAGTTACAAAAACCTCGTATCCAAGATGTGTAAGCATTGGCACAAGAGCCTTAACTCTGTCTCTGCTCCAACGATATTCATAGTGCCGGTTATCCGGAGAGGACTTTCCTTTAACATCAGCACCGTGCGCAGGGTCCAATATAATAACTATGTTCTTCATAACCCAATAACCTTCTTAATTAACCCTGTAATTGTTGAGCCGAACAAACCCCCTAAAAGGGCAATAATTCCAAGTAGTATTAGAATCGTAAGTTTTGGGTTCTTGACATAGAAAGAGATTTTCTCGAAGTTATCCTTGTTCTTATACACTGGACATCCATGTGTGTCCTGTTCGTACTTTTCTAACAGTGCAGTGAGTTTGTCCAATTTATCGTTCGTGGTATCCAAACTTTTCTGCAAGTTAATCTGATTTTCCGCAAGGGCATCACATTTATGCTCCACCAATTCAGCAAGTAAAAGAATTTTCTTATCCTGTGGATTACTCCTATCACACATAAGTTCAAGCGTCTCTGAGATTTGACTACTCATTCCGAGTCCCTCCAATAATTAGAGTCCATCCATACACCTGAATCATCCCAAGAGCCATCTTCAAGAATCCATTTATCCCCCTCATTAGTAATATCGGGATAAGCCCTAAGTAACCCCTGATTGATGTATTCCTTAAATTGAAATACCTCATTAGGCTCAACAAAAATATATTCCGTAGGAACAAGTCTCAGTATTCCATCGTTGTATAGGAGCTCCAGATTAAAATTTACCGCCGAGACAATTAGGTATTTACCATCTTGTACAGATATAGTCTGGGAACTAAAAGGTTGCTTAGAGAGTTCCTCTAAGTCAATACTCTTAGGGAAGATGTTTACTCCAACCCCCGCGTCAACAATATTTTGAGCGATTTCCGGGTCTTCAAGAATACATACTTTCCTAATGTACTCAACCGCATCGTCCTCATGACCGTTAAAGTCCGTTATGGTAAAACCTACTATCATCTCACGTATAATCCCAGTCCACCAGGAATTTGAAAGTCCACAGGGACTTCAACCACTTTTCCAGGAAGAAAAATCACCACTTTTCCGTCAATAAGAAGTTCCACCTTATGTCCACTTCTGTTGCGAACAGATTTTGTCTTTTTTACAGGCTTCTGAATATCAGTAGCACTCTGCGTTTCAACCTTTTCAGCCATAATCTTGTTTTTATTTTTACAAATATAGTTCATTTAACCCAATTCTAATATCCATACGGATACTAATTTATCAGAGCATCCGATTTAGCGTCTCCTCTGTCTAAACGGATAATAATATCCTGCACAAGAGTAACTTCTTCGGGTTCCTGTGGGTATAACCATACGGAGCAAGTAAACTCATAATTCATCTCAAATACCCCGTCAGTTCTTGGTATATCGGTTTCCCTAATTTCATAGGGAACAATATCACCCACTAAGTCTTCACCGCTTAAGTGCTTATTGAAGATGAACCTCTTTCCGTAGACGAAATTCTCCATAAAGTAATCCTGCATGGCGATAAAGTCATTATACCCCTTAGCCACGATACTAACGTCATACCTAAACTCCATCCATATAGGTCTCTGATACAGATACCCGGTTAATCCGTCAAGAGATTTTCCACCAAAGTACGCATGCATGTCGATATACCACTCCTTTTTCGGAACTGGGGTATAATCCTGTATAGCAATACAAGGGTATATCTGATTATCCTGTTCCTCAACATAGTCATAGCTGGATTTCTTGGCATATCGGCATAAAACAGTTTTGTCCACACCTCCCATGCGCATTTTAAGACCATAGAATGTGCGGAAAAATTCCTCATTTACCTGGCGGATAGATGTTAGCATATCACTTCCTATAATCTATATTAAACTTCCTTATGATTACTTTTATGGCAGTGTCATACACAAATACCGCCGAAAAGAACGACGCCATAAGGCATTGTACTGTCTCGTCCGTAAACTTCATAAACACTACAAAAAGAATAACCCCAACTATAAAAGTAATTACCCTTTTCATCCATGTGGGAACGACTTTTTCTCCATTAATAACGTCTACAAGTTTAATGACAAGATACGACGCTATTATTACAGAGAACATATATTCTAACGAGAATATGTCGAATAACTTCTCAAAAAATACTTCCATTATAATTGTCGTTTATACTTCTTTTTACTGTATTTCTCAACAAACTTGGCAATCTTATCCTCTACTCTCTCAAGAATACCCAAAGAACCCTGTACAGATAAAGGTTCCTTAATGCGAGACGATTTCGTCTTCCTGTCCTCCCGTTTTTGTTTACCCCGAGAATCCTGTTCCGTGGAATTACGTAATTCCTCAAGAACTTCCCTACGTTCATCAAGTTCTTCCTGAGTTAACTGCTTTTTGGGCTGCTCCTTTTCAGCAATCCTCTTTTCGAGTTCCTCTCCTGGCTGTTCAGACTTCTCACGTTTTGGAGAATGCACACCCTTTCTACCCACACGACGACTGTAACTACGAACTTGGATAACTTTTCCCTCCTTACCACGCCTTGTATGCGCCTTTATAGATACCTCTGCCATCACTTTTTAAATTTGGGGTTGTCCAAAAACGAAGACACTCTTTCATGAGCAGTGTCCTTAAAGTCCTTAAAAGTTTCCCTCCATACTGGACGAGCCGGTATATGTTTATCCTTCGTGCCATACTCCTGCACAATAGCAAGCTCCAAATTAGACAAAGGACTATCATCTCGTGCCGAATCTTTGACCGAAACAGTAGTCCCATCCCTATAAATAGCATCCACAAGTTGATGTGTGTCCACTAATGGTACGTCGGAGCCCTTTCTTTCAATAGTAGTCCGGTCCAAATCATAACCATAGCGGTTAGTTTCTATATTCTCAACGATTGTTTCCTTAAACTCCTCAGCAATCTCTTCACCAAGCCTCTGCATATCAGATATAAAGTCCTTAACTTTAGGCCTCTTAAATCCTGGCGGAGGTTTAAGTAAAGACTTTGACAAAGGTTTAAGTAAAACCCTCGATATAGGTTTGACTAAACCCTTCTTAACCATAGCTACCGGCGTTCTTTATCCTGTTCAGTGTCTACCTCGTATTCCGCGAACACCTTGATGGGGTTTTCCGGGTCATCCGTCAATGGTGGTCTTCCCTCACCAAGTCCCCAACTTGTCATTATAGGTTGGCAAGACATTGGCCGTTTCTTTAATCGTTTTCCGTCTTTGTTTATGTATCCCATAATTAACATTCATTATTTTGGTAAAACTCATAAATGTCCCGATACCAACTTTTCGTATTCCTGTTCGGAGTATATCCCACTTGTTCATAGGCAGCTTGGACTTCACTTTCGTTCCGAAAATTTTTCGGTGCAGAAGCCCTTTGTATAGTTCTTTCTTTTTCAGAAGAACGAGCAATCTTAGTGTGAACAACTTCCCTTTTCATCTACTTCCAATTAGCCGGTAACATATCGCATGCACCAAGTGCCTTAGCACGTTTCTTTATCCACTTTTTGACGATTTCGGGGTTCCTTGCCCTGCCATAAGAAGAAATAGCATTTGCTAAATCCCTCTTACTTTCGATAGGATAAGAACCATCCGGAAGAGCCGTACCCTTTGAAGCCATAATGTCACGTTTGCCAGAACTAAACTCCTTGGCACCACGAAAGGCGGATACTTTATCCTTACGAGTATGTTGTCTAATAACAGACACCTTATTGCGACCTTTTCTTTTATGTGTTTTTACAGTAGTCATATCAACCTCCCCTTAAATCGTCCTTAACGAAAATCTGAACCCCGATGCAACTTCCATACTCCCTAAACTCCTCCAAATAAATAACCTTATTTATCACCTGTGTTCTATCCTCAAAATGAATTTTTGTTCTGTTCCAATCAAGGTGATAATCTCCCAGTTTAGGAACAAGTTGCTTAGGAGACAAATAAACGATTCCATTTACCTCCTTTGGCAACCCATATTTTTCTCTTGTACGGTCAGAAATGTCCTTTTCGTAGAGCGCCCTAAATTCATAGAACTCAGATTCCCTCTGACTATCCCCAACAAAAGCATCCATAGAAAACTCCTCAGAGGGGTCCACTTTTTTGATAGTAACTATCTCAAGTTGCACCTTATAGGGAGTTTGTAACAGCTTCCTATAAAACACATTCTGGTACTGAAGAAATTTTGCCTTAGTTACTAACATAAAATTACTCTACAACTGTTCCCGGACCGAAGTACAAACGGTTTTTCGTCGGCTTCCTCTTTCCCATAGCGACTATCTCGGAATGAGACATGCCCGGATACTTCCTTTTCAAATCCCTCAATTTAGGGTCCTTCCGAACAAGACGTTTTGCTTCCTCCTCTTGTTGCTTTCTCTGGTTAAGTCTCTCGGTGTGCTCATAGGCACCCTTTCTAAGGGCCTCATCGGCACGGCCACTCATAATAACCTCGTACTCTCTGCCACGTTTAGTTTTACCCTGTACAGAGACAAAAGAACCTCCCTCTCTATCCTTACGAGTATGTCCTTTTACAGTGATTACTTTACCCGACTTAGTCCTTCTTTTATATGATTTTACTTGCATTGCACCCTCCTTTTCTACGTCAAAACCACAACAACCACAACCAACTACACAAATTTGCCTTAGTTACTAACATTTTAAGGTGTCTTGGACAAAATTCCACGAGAAAGCGGAGATAATGTAAACGGGTAACTGTCATAGTAGCTTCGGAAATCAAGCTCACGCTGCAAAGAGATATAACCGGGAATGACATTATCCTTGCGTAAGGAATAATCTCCGAATTGCGTCTCCAGCAAATCCCTTAAATATAACATAAGCCTGTACCAAAAACTATAACGGTCTCCCCAAACATTATCAGAGCCGACACGGTTAAAATCCTCGTAAAAATACCCCGTGTTAGGGTCCTCAGTTATATTAAACACAGAGCCAATTTGAACGGTCGTAACCGTTCCCGTCGTTGTATCAGACGAGCCGGTATAGTCGGAGCCATCAGTAAAAGTTTGACCAATCGCCTTGGCGGCATTTTCATACAACCTACGTTTGTCCACTAAATAATAGGACACCCAAATAGCAAGATGCTTTTCAGAGGGTCTAATTAATTTTCCAATCGTCTCATCTGTAAGGTCTACATCCTTTATATCAAGCACTACAAAGTAGTACCATCTCGTCATTTCCTCAATCTCCTCATCTGAAAAAAAGTAACGCCTAAAAGCAGTAAAATCCTCAGTAAGCTCCTTATCCTTAACTTGAATGAGTGAAGTAGACGGTTCCGTTCCCCGAAAATACGGTGTATAAGCAACAACTACATTAGCCTCGATAAGTGCGTTCATTATGTCCTCCAATGTAGGATAATCATTGAAAGCCAGTTCTACGATAAGTTCCTTAGTGGGTTCTTCGGATTCCGTTTCAGCGGTGTCTGTTACCTTGTATATGGTTAATTTACCCTTTATAACTTCTTCAATATCACCGTCTGTTTCTGGAGAAAAAGTCTTGTCAATATCCAAATAAAAATTTGCCCCCATCTGCTTTATAGCAAATGCGGGGATAATGAAGCGGTCAAAGGTCAGCTCTCTGACCGCCATCATTACCTCATTCAAAGTTACCTTGGATTGAGCCATAAGAACTAAAGCCTGAATGCCTTTTTAGCGTAACACAGAATGGCGGCTACATCCGAAGGAACAGTCACTTCCTTATCCTTCTCAAACCTATAAGGCTTGCAAGCAATTAAGCAATCAACTTCCTCGACAATTCTAACTTTTACGTTTTTCTTTCCAGTGGAAACTGTTGCTACGGGAGCTTGTTCCTTCTTCTCCTCAGCAGGCTGTTCAATAATGGTATCTTCGGTAGAAGTTTCGGCGTTTACCCTCACTTCATATTCTTCATTAATTCCTCTTGTCTTTGCCATTTTCTTTTACATTTGATGATTTGACTATCCTCATCGCAAGGAGATTCCTACCGACTATGCAGTAAGAGCCTTTACAATGTTCTTCTCCTCGATGATTCCGGTGCCCCAGATACCATACCATCCGAGAGTATGCTTACGACCGAGGTCTACAACACCGTCATCTCGGAGTTCCACATCAAGAGCGATACCCCAAGCATAAGCGTTGTCCCCAAAGAATACCGCCTCATAACCCTCGGTGAGAGAACCGGCCTTTCCGTATTTCTTTGTAAGTCCGGTTGTATCAAGTATGGGCATCTGAGTAGTCTCAATAAATATACAGCCCTCATACATACCGACCTCACCAATATACAGCTGCCGACGACCCATATAGGTATTTGCATTAATCCAATTCGGGTCATCCCTCAGTTGCCTCAGCTGATGCGGATGCGCGATACAAACATAATAGTCTCCATTAATACGGGGCGCGTTGTTCGTAGCCAGAGTTTCTACGGCGTCTTTAACCGTCTTGGTGCTGAATGCATCTCCAGCGGCAATATCATCAATACCCGTTGCGTCTCCTCCATATACCACGTTCGTAGTCTGCAATACCGTATCACGGAATTGACCGTCCAAAACTATCGCCATATTATTAGCCAGCAGTTTGGAAGCGTCTCCAAGTACATCCAGAAGAGAAGTACGAAGAAGATATTCCGTAACCTGTATGGAGTTAGCCTGCTCTTTAACCGGGACAATAATCTCAGAAGTAGTCATACCTTCCGGTGTCAAAACGTCCTTTTCTTCAAGCGAACCACCTCCCTTAAGATTGCCATACTTAACAAACACAATGGATTTTCCTCGCACCGCCTGCAAGTCACGTTTCACTTTAGCGAATTGAGCAAATCTCAGACGAGGTTGAGCCTGAAAGAGGACCTCACGAGAATAGAAGTCACGAACTGCCTGCGGAATCGCCACATAACCACCCTCGGAAGCAGCCGCGGAAGTGGTCTCACCGAAGAACAATCCTGCCATTATCGGGAGCATAAAAGCACCCAGAATAAATAAAAGAGTTGTCATCTTAGTCTTCTTTAGTTAATAATTTTTACTTGTTTTCGTTTACAGAGAACCGCCCCCGTACATTGCTTCGAGTTGCTGTTTAAGCGTTTCACGCTGCCTTTCAAACTCACTCATTGGCATCTGTTTTACGTTCTGCGGTCCACTTACCTCCGGAGAGGTTCTGCGAGGTGTAGCCGGAGGCATAGGTGCCGTACTACCACCCGAAATAGGAGCAGATGTCGGTGTAGGAATAATCTGCGTACCCATTTCCTGAGCCTGTTTCTGGATAAGAGGGTCTGTCACGTGACTTGTGGTATCAATATGAACCGTGCTTGGTGTCGGATAAGAAGCACGTAATCTGATTGACTCCCTCAACGACGCGTCAAGTTCCTCTTTGGTTTCACCCTTTACCAGTTCCGGAATACACGTTGCAGCGTTTTCACTGATAAGTTTCTCACGATATTGCCTCAAATCCTCCTGTCTGTTCTGTTCGGTTGCTGTGAGCACGGGTTGAACAACTTCTTTAAGAACTCCTGGAAGCATTTCTTGGAAATCTTCCTTAGTTACAAATGTGCCCTTCAGCTTATCCACAATAGTATCGACATCCAAGTTTCCGGTAACTTTAACCTTACCCAAGTTAGCAATCTGGGATTTCAGATTTTCAAACTGGGTGTACAACTTAGATTTCTCCACTTTAGCAACTTCCTGAATGAACTGCTGCAATTCGGGAGTGTCCTTTACAGTGTAAGTAACACCTCCGATTGTGATACTTTCTGGGATTCCTACTTTCTTTTCTTCGATTGATTCCATTTTCTTTTCTGCAATTAAAGTTTTTCAAAAACTTTGGTTTACTTGATAATGTTAGCCTTGAGAACATCCGCACCGTTACCCTTAATGGTAGCCTGTGTCATCTGGTCTCTGTTCACAAGAGGTGACTCCGGAGTACCCGGATTGACAAAATTGTCACTCACCATCCGCTCTTTACTCTGACCTATGTCATGAAGAGCCTCGGGATTTCCCTTGTCCAATGTCTGTAATCCAGCCATAGCATTTAGTTTTAAAGGTTAAACAAATATTAGTTATTTCTTTACTGATAGCGTTCAAAGGTACGATTTATTTTCTAAAGGGTAAAAACTATTCAGTAGTTTCTTCCTCATTTTCAATACCCTCATCACCCGTAGATTCACTTGCTCCTGAAAGTTGTTCGATTCGTGACTGCAAAATACCCAAATGAATTAAATCCTCATCAATCTCATCAAGGAGTTCCGGTATGTTTTGTTTACCCATACGTTCCATTATCTCCCTTCGAGAACTTAATTTCATATTGAGCTCCATTTGCGCCCGATTAAGTTCATCAGTCTTATCTTTTGGGAACCCATATGCAAATATAGGTTCAATACGCATTTCTGCCAAGAAGTTTGGCGCTTTTTTCTGTAATTTTAATAGCCTCGGATTCTCCGGGTCCTCAATAGAAAGCATACGAAGTATCATGGAATTAATCTTAGTTATTCCCTCTCCGTATGTCATCGCCTTAATATTAGCCTGCTGCATAAGCGGATGATAAGTAATCTGCAATGCAGCCGCAGAAGTGTTACTTATGGCCTGAATCTTTCCAAGAGCATTTTCCGGAACGTCCGAAAGTTCGTGCATGGCCGTCTTTAAATCCTTAGCAAAATTTACAGTAGCAGACAAATCAACGTCAAGTCCCAGATTAAATACATTTGCCTCAGCAGGAAGTCCCGACCAAATCTGCCCAAGACCTTTTTTCAAAGATTTTGCCGACGCTCCAGTTATAACAGTAGTAGGCGTTACATGATAATCAATGACAGCCTTTAACTGCTGCATTATCTCATTATATATCTTATTTATTTTAAGAATATCATTAGCGTCCGACTTTCCATAGTACCCCGCAGAATTTGGCCTATTCTTAATATGAACAACCGGAATAAAGCCATACCTGTTCGTATATTTTTGGTATTCGTACTTTTGGACTTTATTTTCCTCTATGGAGACGTCTTTCTGGTACCAAGTCTCAATGGATTCATTGGTCCATCTCTTTACAAACAGACGATACTTAGTCTGACTGTTACTTCCATTCTGGTCAAGAGGTTGCCTTACCATAAAAGACTCTACATTATTATAGTCTCCATTAACAAAAGTAACGAAGCACTGCCGACTATCAAATACACTAACTCGACAATACCTGTCCTCCTCATTGGGCATCCACTCAAGTCCTAACCATGCATCTCCTGTAACGCCCCCCATTTGGAGAATCTCATAAGCAAGAAGCAATTTATCGGACTTTCCCCAATGATACATCATTAATTCCTCAGCGAGTTTCTCAACATCCTTATCTACCTGAGTAGTGTAAAAACTCTTAACATGAAAAGTAAAAGCCTCATCCCCAAGAAGAAACATATTCACCTTGTCTATGAAAGCCTTAATATAATTAAAGGACAACAAACCATCATTGAAGTCTTTGTAGTGCATTCCTTCATAGAACTTCCAATACAGGTAGTATTTGGTAATCCTATCAATCTCCCACTGGTTATCCTGCACTATATTCTGCAAGACAAATGACCGAAGAACATTAGTAGCCTCACTTAAAGGTCTGCTATCAACATTCCAATATTTAGAACCCGGATAGCCATTGTAACTTCCAACCCCGGTAGGGTTCATACCTCCTACGTCTATTCCCATAATTAAAATTATTTCATTAATATGAATGTCGTCTTATAGCGTTAATAGTGTCTGATATTCCACCGTAAAGGGGATTGGTAGTAACTTCCATCTCCTCATCAACGGTTTGTTCCTGATTTGCTGCCATACACATCAACGCGCAGTTACCCGTGACAGATATTTTTCCGTTATACCTAATCACGATATACCCGGTAGGTACAGTTACACACCATATTCTACCAAAGTAAGGTTCCAGAACGATACCCTGTATTCTCCTTGAGTTCCCTCCTGCCACATAACACCGATATATTAAGTTTCTCCTTCCTTTATACATCCGTATATCCTCACGAACATAGCAAGATTTCCCAATAAGATGACACAATTCCGAGAACTCCTTGGCTATATTTTTGTCCTTGGTAGAGTAGGTGAGGGATTTCCAACTCCCATCACCATCCATAAGAGCCTCATATAGAAGTTCCATTTGTCGTTTACTGAACAATCTCCAATAACTTGGGAAAGAATGACAACCCTTATCCAATAAGGTGTCGAAAAAGTCATTATCCCCCTTATGAAACTGCCAGAAGCGAACACCATTTTTCCTATCACATATATGAGGCCTCAAACCACAATCCCTAATAATGGAATCCAACTTCTCGCATTTTTCGGGGTATATTGTAACAGACTGACCTATCATATACCTATAATAGTTAGGATATTTTGCATAACGATTTATCCATCCCTCCGCTATGAACCACCCCAGCAAAGAAATTTCAGAATCCGATATAGGATAGTCCACAGAGTTGATACTTCCACAAACAGGAAAACGACTATTTAAACCCCTGTTTGCCACCCTTTCAGCAAATTCAGTAGTTTCTACATAATAGGATTTTCCGGAGGAAGATGTCCTCCTCTCATATAACACCCTATGGTGTGGAGAAACTTTTTGCTCGAAGTGCTCCCCAATAAAATGCACCATGTCACCCTTGTACTTTTTCACCACTTTGCGCAAAGGTTTTTGCCAACAAATAGTCCTATCGGCAGGAGAATAGGAAGCCACATAGTCATCCTTACTTAGGGTATCTATGCTCTTAAAACCATCTCTTGTAAGAATTTCCGTATCCTCACTCAAACAACTGTCCACGAAATCATCAAAATAACCCTCCGATTTCTCACAGACCATATATGCACCGTTAAAATATTTTTGACAGTTTTTCATCTGCTCCTCAAACTTCATAAACTCCGTAGTGGCACGAACACTCTTATTAGCAGGAACTATAAGGTGCCTTGTCTGTATCTCAGATACAAAGTTAAACCACATGTCCGATTTACTCTGAGAGGTGAAAGTATATGGGACAATATCCACATATTCCCCACAGGCATACATCAGTCTGTCAACAACCGCCTTTCCTACACCAGTATAATCCGCAAAAATAACAGATATATTAAACTCTACGATACAATCTAAAATTACATGGTGTTGAGCTTCATAGTCCATACCTCCAAGAGCTACCCATGCAAGTATTTGTTTATACGGTTTATCAAATTGGTCCTCAAGATAAAATACCCTTGCTATCGTAAGCACAGTCTCAGCCGGAGACTTACCAATATCCAAGCCTGCTACCACGCGGTCAGTATTAGAGGGCATCTGTAATCCAAGTTTTCGATTTATGATACCATTAAACTCCTTATCCGTAAGAAGCATACCGCTCTCTAAATCCCAAATCAACGCATAAGCAAGTTTGAATGATTGGGAGTCTTCACCCCAACGAGCCTTTTTACGTAGAATATCCGCTTCATAATTTAAGTGAAAGCGCTTTCCGTCCTTTTCATACTGTTCACGCCTGTCTTTTATGATACGCTTATAGTCGAACTCAAAATGATTTCTTATCCGAGGGTCAATAACTTTTCTATCGACTTGCCGGTTGTGTTGAATCTCATACCAAAAGTGGTTCTTGTACATACCCGTGGTTCCCACTTTAATAAGAGTTCCGGCAGTGGATGAAAGCATAGGTTCTATTGACTTACTCACAATAAGGTCATCCACATCCTGAGCCTCCTCCACAATAACCATATCATAAGTCTTTGACTCTATCTTTGATTGCTTACTTGCGACCTGGCCAGCAAGATAAGAACCGTTGCTCAGTTCGAGTCTTGCTGTACTTTCAAGGTACACATCAATGTCTGGGTCCGACAGCACCATTTCCGCATTTGCAGAGTTTATTCTCGTCATAGCACGAGAATATGTTGTCTGTACCTGGTCCGACTGGGGTGCAAAAAGTCCCACTCGAAAACCCGTACTGAACTGCTCCAAATCGGGAATTATCCTGCCAAGTGCAGGTAGCAACACACAAAGCGTATCTATGATGAACGCCATAGCCTCAGACTTGCCCGACTGTCGGCTGAAAAGCATCGTCTTTACGTCACCCGAGAAAGTTATCACGGAATAAATAATGGCATAAACAGCCTCTTCCTGATATTTATACAAAGAAAGTCCGGTAAGAATTTTACCGAACTCTATAATTTTACTCGTTATCTCATGTGCATCAAAAGAGACAGACTTTCCACCAAAAGCAGATTCTACTTCTTCCTCGGTAACTCTCTTACCAGTGGACGGAAATACATACCCGTCATCCTTTGGCATTATCTTTGATTTCTTTACTGGCATAATTCTATTCCTTTACTCTTGCATCATAGTTGAAACTGCCCCGTTCCTTCCTCCATTCCTTCAACTCATTAATGAATGAGACGGTTCCAACATAATCATTGGTATCAGTCTCTACCCAACAATTAGGAGTCTCGTACAACCGTACCCTTACAATCCGAACACCACTCTTATCATCCACAAATAGTTGCCCAATAATGTAAAACAATTCGGATGCCATGTTTTCGGCAGAAGGATTTATATCCCCAAACGCTCCCATACCCATTACATGCAGTTTCCATTTCTGACTCCTACAAAGAGCTATCAACTGCTCATCATTCGGATTAAGTATGCAGGCATGGTCTAATTTTTCATCAATCCAATCTCCAACAATTCTCTTTATTTCCTTAAAGTCCATTGCATACCCCAATGAACCCTTAGAATTATAGCTAAAAGTGACTTCAACCTTAAAACGATGCCCATGAAGATTGAAACACTTAACCCTCTCATTCATGATTCTATGAGCCGCATCAAACTCAAAAACTCTCGTTATAGTTTCCATAAGCTACTATTTTGAATACAATATGTCGTAAGCGTAATTAACCTTGTTATAAATATCCTTTGTTACTTTAAACGAAGATTTTGTCTTGTTCTTTTTATCCCCAACTATGTATGCTACCTCCGGGCATTCATTTTCGAGATAATCCATAGCAGCCTGATACTCCGGAGACTGGAAATCCGAATACCTTCTTAAGGCAATAATTTTTCTTCTTATATCATCAACATAAGACTTTCCTATTCTCCCCTTAAAAGAAGGCTCCTTAAAAGACCTTACATAACTATAAGGAGGAACGTATTTACCATTCCTATAATGACCTTTCACATGAACCGTCTTTTCCATACTATAACACCATTTTCTTAAATCGGAAAGTCTCCTTTATAATTTCAGAAAAATACTGCCCCTTAGATTGAGACTTTACAAACTCCACCCATATCCTTGACGGGACATTATAGAATATGTAAACCCATCTTGGACGGTTAATGAAAGTCATCTTCAATTCCCGTTTTGTACGGTCATAATCCGCAGTCTTAATATTTGAAGATACTATCTGCATCCTTTAATTCCATTTGGGTACAAAAATAGGTGAGTACCGGTAAAATGGTACTCACCTACAAAAATAACAGAATTAATTTTCAATCCCAAGTGCCCCTAATTTTATGCCCAAGTTCCTTTAGAGTCTTACGTTGAGCAGAACTTAAAAGTGTATGCCCCGAATACAAGTCTCTTTTTGAATCAGAATCCGTTTGGTATAACGACCCCTATAATCAGTATAGGTTTCTCCTTTTCCTTTAGGTGGAATCCAGTAGTTAGACACTTTCTTATAGCCATTTGACTTTAGAATTTTAAGGGCACTATTTCTTTGTGCCCCTGATAAACTTTTTGGCTCATCATCCTTAAATTCATTATATTTAAGTGCCCTACGAAGTCCCTTCAAATCAGAAATTTCCCCGCCGGATTTTTTGGCCGCTTTCTGGGACAGTTTTGATGAAGATACTGCCTTAGCTCCAGTAGAACTACTCTTTAAGTTTTTTCTTCTTTGCATACATTTCTGGTTCAGTGAAATCCCTCCTCATAGTATCCCTAAGAACTATGCCATGTCGAATCTCATCTCCTTTCGTTCTTTTCTTAGCCGTAGTAGATGCACTGCTTCCACCGCCTACACGCTTGAACATTGAAAGATGTCCACGAGAAGAATAGTTGTCGATAGCCTCATCTTCAAGTTTACGATAACCTGAACGACCTAACTGCGCACGTAATGCCTTAGCGACTTTCTTATCAGCTGCACTTCCTGTACCGTTATACCATTCCTTAAATTCAGCAGCCGTAAATGCAGGCTCGGAAGTTGTAGGTTTAGAGTCCGAGGTCTTTGCCCCAGATTCCCTTTTCGGTGTAGGTCCATTAGTACCGCTTCCTACTGGACGAACTTTCTTGGTAGGTTTCTTTTCAGCAGGTTTCTTGGCGGATTCCTTTTTAATAGTCTCCTTAACCTCATCAAGAACTTTCTTTTCCTCCTCTTTACCGAAAGGAATTTCCAACTGAACAGGTGTCTTTTTACGTTCTTCGAGTTCCTTACCAGCACCCTCCTTTTTAGACACCTCCTTTGCCTTATCAGCAGCTTCATACTTTGCAGTATGCGCCTTAACGGTAACTGTCTTTCCAGACTTAGTTCTCCGTTTATATGACCGTACTTGTTTCTCTTTCTTCATAGCTAAAACTCTTAATCGACACCGTTACAAAAGTAAGGTTTTTTTGCAAATACGGCATGCACGAAAAAGGGGAAATAAGACGATTTGCCGCACTTTTTAGTCACTATGGGTATTTGTACGCAAACGATATTGACAACTGCGAGAAACAACGATTTTTCGGGATAAATCACCGATACCTAAAAACTTGCATAAGGAACTGATGACCTCAAAATTTACCGGACCCGAATCGTACAGGTACACCCTATTTTTAATACCACCAAATTCCTTTCCCTTTTCAGAATTAAGAAATTTAGCCACACCGCCGTATCTCTTCTCTATCTCCTTACGAATCATCCCTCGGACTTCGTTAAGCTCAACAGTCTCCCCTTCCTTTGTCAATCTTGCCATAATTCTCCCTCCTACTCTAATTCCTCAATTATAAATTGTTCTTTCGGCGTCTTATAAAGTATATCTCCTTTATCATTTAAAGGGAATAAACTCTTTACAAGTCCGAACACACGTGACTCCTTATCCACCTGAATGTAAACATAATCCGGCATAGTTGAAAGTGGATTTAAACCCGTAAGGTACACCTTACCCTGTTTGCTTAGGTTAGATTTTCGATACCCTCGTGCAGGCTGATAATACAGTCCACTCGGTATATGCCTTACCCTATAAGGTCTCATATAGATATTGTTATCAACGTTTCCGGTTTCAGCTTACCCGTGTACTTAACACACCCAATCTTGGCGCCCATACGAATAAGCATCTCCACTATCTGCAAATACGGTGTCCAAATTTCACCGTCTTTTCTCCTATTGCAAGCACATAAATGCGCAAACCCATCCACAGTTTCCACTTGTGAGAGCATTTCTTTTATCGCAGGAATATTCTCAGAGAACTTATCCTTATCAATACCCAAATCCTCACCGATTAAACAAATGACAGATTCCTTATAAATCCTCTCAACATTAAAACTCCTTAACTCCATACTAAAAGCAAGCTAATATGACAAATATCCAAAACAAAGTTTTCCAAAACCTTTTCCAGAACTTCTTTTTAGACAGGCATATCAGTATGACAAGTACAATTACAAGAACCCACATAGCTACTTATCTAACGCTTCGAGAATTTGAAACTGCAACCATACCTCCGGAGATGACCTATACCCGTTTATAAATTCAATAGTTTCCTTTCGCCTCTGCTCTTGCGTCCTTTTAGCCCTTTCATTATCCGCCTGCATTTGGTCGTAGAATCTCCTTGAATAAGGTTCCATAGGAACCTTCTTAATAAAAGAACTATCCGCCGACCAAAACATCAAACCAAAACGGTAAACTATGGAATCCGTTACTACCATATAGATTTCTGTGTACGTCGAAGGCGTACCGTAACCGCCCTCCTTAATGATGCATGCCTCTTTGTTAAGGATGGAATCACACTGTTCTGATTTACCCAATGGTTCCTGACAATAGCATACAGCCGATACCATTACAATAAATACAAATACAATCCTTTTCATCTTTAAATCTTTTTTGAAATTTATGTTACTACTTGTCCTTTTCTTTCTTAGGGAGTTTAATCCATTTGTCGAGTTTCAGCAGACCGATTTCCTTACCGAGAACTATACCCTTGTCCACCGATGCAACAGTCTGGGTTTTGAGTTCACCATTAACGGAAATCATTATTCTATCCCCCACTTGTAAGTCCGCCTCATACAGCAAGTCTTGAGGAGCAACGATACCCACCTGGTCGTACACCATACAAAGAACCCTCGCATTGTGAGCCGTATTTTCAAGTGCACGTTTTTTATACTCCACTTTCCAATCGACTTCAAGAGGATTCTTAATAAGTTCAACATCCGTTATCTCACCTGCCGCATATTTCATTATCTGAGACATAGCCCTCTTTTCATGAAACAACAGATACTCCAACAAGAACGGAACAGCCTCAACCCACTTACCGTCTACTTCAATTTTATCTCCCACAAGTAAACCGACAGTTTTATGTTCCGGCATCAATGTACCCGTAAATGAACTGCGGTGTCTTTTCTCCTCGACAATGAAAGTCTCCGCCTTTGTAATAGCCTCAATTTCATTGAGAAATTTTGGATACCTTATTTTACGCTCCTTCCATTGGGTGTAAAGGGATTTTACTTTTCGTTTCCACCTCTTGAAAGGTATCATATCCACAAACTTTTCGGGGTCTACGTCAATAGTCTTAGACCTTGCCTCTACAATCAGCGCAAGAACTTTCCCACGTAATGCCTCGAAATCGGGAGCCGCAGATTCAGCATCTTCTTTTGCACGAACATTTCGCTCGGCTTCCTCCTTAGACTTACGAGCAAGTTCCTTACCCCTCTCGATAGCCCCTTTATCGTCAGAAGTAACACCTCTACCAATAACTGGCTTTTTGAACCAATCCCCCAACTCTTTCGGAGTAGGAATGCCCTCGAACGGAGTTTCTACCACCGCATAGCGTTTCATCGTATCCTCAATAACGAATCCATTCTCGGAATCACAAGAGATACGATACCCCCTAAAATAGAGTTTCCCTTTTTTAATTGGTGCATCCTCTCCAGGAAACTTATCCCTCAAATAGCGCTGATACACGGTCATAGGCATTACCTTATCCGTCGCAAGGTCAATATCAGCAGTGCCCAAATCCTTAAAGTCCTTATACACTCTTTTAAGAGTTTTCTTTACGGAGTCTATAACATAGACATTCCCATTTATCTCCGCATATTCCTTGCCGTCTTCATCTTTGTGAATCAGTTTTCCGACAAGTTTTTCTTTTTCGGAAGAAACTGTATTCCCTGTTTCGGAATGTCCCTCATCAGAGGTTGCATCAGATACACCCATTACCCTTTCAAAGTAATCCTTAAGTTCCTTTTCACCCGACTTCTCAAGAAGTGCAACAACTTCGAGTTTGTCACCGAATTTCTCAGAAAGACCCTCAACGGATTTTCTTTCCAGCGCCTCATTCGGTTGATTTGTGAAACGAGTCCTAAACCCTTTCAGCGTACTAATAAATTTCTTTGTTTCCATCGTGGGATTATTTAATATGCTAACCTACCCTTAACACCGTGTCGTAAGTGGTAGCACTGTTTTACAGGACAAATATAGTTATTTTATTTGAAATAACAAAATATTTTGAGAAAAAAATCCGAAAAGGTGCATATGAGACTATCAATGCATAAACCACTAACAGTACATAATAGGAAACATCGAGTTCTTAACAATCATCCGCATAATGGGAGTTACCTCCGAAATAGGACATCGATATTCACGAGCCGCAATACACGCGTATGGGTCATAACCGTCGGCAAATTCCCAATTATCCTCCCAACATTCACCGACTCTTAATTCCCAAAACATTGGGCGTACATCTTAAACCATCCTCAAGGACATACAAACCAATCTCATCAATAGTTACCCATTCACCGGTTCCAATAAATTTGTGTATGCACCTTGCTCCTAATTTCATCCAGTAAATAGCTTCTTCCTTTGTCATGACTAATGCGAATTTTTCTTCTTAAAGCATTCCACAATCTTTGCTCTCGAAACTCCCCGGCCCCGTCCGCTTTTGCGAACCCGTTCGATAACGTCTATGCGCCGAAGACGGCCGATTATCTCAAAAGTATTCGGGTCGGGAATAACCGATACGGTCTCGTTCAGCCAATCGTTCAGGTTCTCGCCCTCCGGGACATCACACCAAATCCCGTCAATCATGAATCTGCCTGCCATCATTTTACTTGTCTGAAAATTATATCCTCGCCATCCTCTCTGTCCTCAGAGTAACAATGGCCTATGACAGAGGCAAATTTCTCGCAATGTCTAATACACGTAATTTGGCCAGGATAAGGAATATCGCTGAAACGACTGTAAAAATAGCATCCCACACAATCATCATTCGTAGCATTGTTAACAACCTCCAGCACTACAACATCCCTAAAATTAAACTGCTCCCCAACAGGGCGCGAGGGGATATTATCCATGACATCTGAATCGTTTTTCATTCCTCAATTAGTTTTTTGCAAAATTCATCTGCGATTTTTCGAGCCATATCACCTTAAAAAATACCGGCCATCATCTTCTCGATAATATGATGCGCTTTTGCCTGCATCCGTTCCTTGGCTTCTTTTTCAGCGCACGTTACGCAGTATCCCACATCTGCTGCTGTAAAATCCAATGAACCCATGGATAGCCTATCGTTAACAAATATTTGTGCTTTTTTACTTCTCATCTGCGTTCAGTTTATAATGTCCTTTTTCATTCAACTCTCTAATAAAATCTAACTTATTCAATTTACAAGTAACCCTCGGAGAAAGAACGCTCCAGAGAATACCGGCATCCATAGAGGCATCAAACGTTAAACGATAAAACCTCTCCTCCCCTAAATCAACCAAACATGCCTCCTCAGGAAGAAGCTCTATCTCGGCCTCTGCCCTGTAAACTTCCTCTACTCCCCCGAACTCGTCAAACCCTAAGGTTAAATACCGATTTGCGAAAATTACATCGACGGAACTTACACCCTTTAACAGATTAAAAATGACCTGAATATAACTTTCCTTATCCATAAACTTAATAAAAATTATCCCTTAATCCAACAATTTCGCCAACTCTTCCCTAAGCTCTGACAAATCTTCGGAGGTGCTTCCGCTGATTCACCGTTCTCATCCTTGTAGGATGTACCGAACAGTACAATATCCATTTCCTTGCCACAAACATGACAGATTTCCACTGACGAATTTAGTCCGTACTTTTTACTTAAAATAATCGCTCCCATAGTTATTTGATATTATATTTCTCACAGAAATAATTTACGACTTCCGGAATGTACTTTTTATAGTACATCTGATTATCCATGCACCAAATTTTAAGTTCATTCCTATTCTGAAAAGGTGGCCTCCAACTTTTACCCTCCATAATGTTCCTAACAGCTATTTCAAGGTCACTGATGAAATCGCGTACACGCCAACCTTCCCAAACATGCCTATCTAAGTCCATACTCTTCATAGCAAACTATTTATTAGTTCTACCGCATCCTCACCATATTTCTCACGAACTACTTCCCGCATAGACTTCCCCTTAAATTCATAAGCACCCACTTGACTATGAAGCCAATCATCGAACTCGGCCATATCAATGGAGAGACGCTTAAAAGCACTCGATACAATCCTGTCATAAAATGGGGCAAATGAAACCCCGAATAACTTTTGAAACATTCGCTCCACGATAGACATCTCATGAAACAAATACACCCTTTTCATCTTACCAAATTTTTAGTTACAAAAAGTTCTATATGTTCACCCTTAAGCGTAGGTCTCTTGGAGATAATCTCCTTTATCACCTCGTCAAAGTTAAGGGGGAAAGCCTGAAACCACCTGTAATGATATTGCATTATGAACTTCCCATTACACATAACATCGAATGTGACAGTCTCCATGTTACCCCCAAATCACATAGTTAAGAAACGCCACTATTCTCTCCCACCAAGAGAAAAAGGGAACAAGCACATATGTGAACGTCACCCATATGAACACGCTCCAAGTAATCGCCCTCCATACATAGACATACGGTTTCTTTAACCGTACCCTTGAAAAGCGTCCGTTCATACCGTTATACACTACTGAAGCTACGAGTATAACTGACCCGATAAGTGCCTCGAACAGATGCGCCATAGACAGTATAAAATACTTTCCAGACCTTTTAAAGTTTGTTTTGATAGTTCTCATTTTATCTTTCTTTTAGTTGTTTTATACCTACCCTTGATATAGTTACAAAAGTATTTACCTTTAGACTCCGACCTTTTAAAGCGTCCTATTTTCTGTTTGGTAATACCGTAATAGTAATACCAAGTATTTCCAATCTCGACACGAAGACTTTGCTTAGCCTCGTTGTACACCGCAGACTTTATGAAGCTGGAATGCACATTGATAACGGTTGCTCTCATAGTATTTCAAACTCCACTTTCCTAAACACTGTATCCGAAGACTTCAAAAGGGGAACAAACTCCTCTGAAGCCGTAAACTCAATAAACTTTCCATCAAATTGGAACGGTTTTCCAACAGCTACCAAATAGGAAGCCAATCTTGCTAAATACTGGTCTGTACGATAAGTTTTCATGTCGCTGATGAATTTGTTATCTTCTCTTTGTAACGGGACGTTGCTGTGCAACCTCATCCCACAATTTACTGTCGATATAGCTTGCCTTGCACACGCCCGGTGTATTATTCAAATACTCGCTGACATAAGTCGCAATCTCCTTTACCTCCTTGTTGAACTCGGTCTTGGTACTCGGGAGTTCCCTTTCGCATATCTCCGAGAACTTTTCCCACGCACACATGTTAGCCCTCAATGTCCGGAAGTCCTTCGGTGTGAACCTGCGACCGACATACCTCTTGATAAACTTGGTAAGCTCATATTCGGTAATCTCGAAAAACGTCTCTCCTTGTTCAACAGTTTTGAGGACCTCCTTCACCTGTTTGGCAAGTTCTCCGGTAAGCGTGAAACTGTTTTCAACCTGTTTCTTACCGATGAAGTTGAGATACACTGTCCGACCTTTAACCAACACATGCTCCGGAAGTAATGTAGTGAGACCGTATGTCTGAACGAACTCCGGTTCCTTTTTGGAATTGGGATGCGGTTTAGTGATATATCCTTCGGCAGAACCCTCGTTACCAATCCTGATTCCCGTGTACATCATCATCTTGCAGGCAAGCGCACACCGTGCCGTATCGGTAACGTAACCACCCTTCTCAATCATGCGGTCGAATTTTTCGCTGAGTTCCTCGAACTGCAAAGCCAGTTTCACTATACGGTTGTACTTGTCCTCATAATTAGCTTTCGCACTGCGACAAAAACCGTACTCTGTACCGAATATGTTTACCCGTGTTATCATTTCCTAAACGCTTTACTGTTTACCCAAGTAACGACCGCATCTATGACTACCGATGCCCTACCGTCAAATACCAAGTCCTCTTCCTCAGTACCGAACGAATAGTCATTCTCCTCCATGTTCACACGTACATACCTGTAAGACGGATACCCTGATTTTTCCTCACGACGAACACGGAAACACCTCCAATCAGAGAGCCACTCGAAATCAATCCTGTTTCGACGAAGTTTGTTCTCGATAATTGAGACCTTGCGTAAGAACCGTTTCTCATAACTGCTGATATCGGGCACCTCATAAGGTTTGTCATTGAGGTAATCTGGGTCGAACGGTTCCAGCACGTTACCTAAATCTCGGAAGTTATCTAACTTTGTCATATCGGTGGGATGTTTTTAATCACTACACAAATATAGTTATTTTATTTGAAATAACAAAATATTTTGAGAAAAAATCCGATATTTTTATTACGATACTAATAACAGGCACACAGGACACAGGAAAGCGGAAATAAGGCAAATAAAAACAGCAGAACCCCGACCCAACTCCGACACAATAATGATTTAAATAACTTTACTATTCCCAATTAATATAATTATTAAAATCATTATTGCCGGACATAACCCCTCACCTCTACGCCTGAGATACTCCTTTACCAGCCTTTCAAGGTGCTGTGCGGCTTCAATAATCGTATTACCATAACCGCACATAAGAAAATAGTCCATCTCCATACAATAATACCCGGCGGTCCATTGATAACGCGAACTGTGTTTTCTAAAAAAGAACGTAAGACCGCATTCTACTATCTCGTCACCGTCCTTATACTTTAGTTTCTCCGGAAGTCTGGAGAGCAATTTGTTCAATTCATCCATAGTATTCGATTTAGTTCTCGTTATAAAGATAACAAAAACAATACAGACTTCCAATTACCCCGCATTCGTGCACGAAGTAAAACAAATAAAACTTCCAAATACCCGATTTTTGCCGAAAGTTATCTCTATAGAGATAAAAATAACTGTCTAAATATGCCGCATCCTATTATACATACACTACCGAATGCCAAATCTACATCCGATATAATTTAATGGGGGGGTGTAATACTATTCCAATACTCCAGCATTCTTACAGTTATTTTTATCACGATAAATTTCACTGTTCCAATCTACGCATCCTATCCTACGTGTGGTACCCCGCCACAACCCGTATCCAAAACGCATTTAAGGGGGGCCCCTCCGATTTCAGCTCCGCGTAAGAAAAAATCGTAAAATTTCGCGTCATAATTTTTCGCCGTAATCTTTCCAAACCCTAAAACGCCCGTAAAAATTTTTCTGGGGAGGATATCCTTATATAATATAGGTAGATAATATAGCCCATATATAACCCCAATATAATATTCCGCGGTAATAAAGTAATTCCACCCGTAAAATATACCTGTTATCTATAATATCATTACATATAAGGATTAAAATTACCCGAGTGCCGTTATCCGCACGTATTATCCTACGCATTTACGCTTATCTAACCCTCCATAGCCAATTATTACCTTACGCTACCTACCCTTACCCACTCACACGATTGAATACACCCTCATTACTATTACATCCCCATTATATACTACTTATAATATATACTTAACACTATTTACCCGCGAAGTATTTCCGCGCATTTATTCCGTTTTATGGGTTCCCACGAGTGTAGTCCTTCGTGTCAGTGCATACTTCATATATAAAACCGCATTTTTGCCCCGTTTTCTATACTTTGGTATGGCTAATCTTTACTTCCACACACTGCGTATCTATATTACACTAAGATGGTTTTAGAATAATACCCTTATAGGACTGAAATATTCTTAAAAAGCACCAAATTTGAGCTTCTTAAAAATAGATTTTTGGGCTTAGATAGGGTTTTTACAGATTTTCCAAATAAAAAGGAGAGACGCTCCTCACGGATGGTCTCTCCTGTTCACCATTAATACCTTGTGACATAAAACATATTCCACGTAATCCTTCTCACAAATGTAGCAACTTTTTCGTATTCCTCCAAAAATTTCCATAAAATTAGGGAAGCCACAATAGTAACTTCCCCGTAAACGATTTTTGAGCACAAATACTACATATTTGTCTGGTTTTCCTCTCCCGCGACTGATGCCAGGAACCAGCTGTTGAACTCACACCATTTGCTAAGCTGCGTCATAAGGTCTACGGTAACGTAATCATCTTGTTCCTCAGCTTCGTTGTATATTTCTGTTTGTAACGATGTAAGTTGAGCAATCGCCGCAATCAAATCTTGCGCAATCGCATTTACAGTAGTTTGGCTGTTATTGTCCTGTACTACGGAATCCGAAGATGCACCATTGAGAGTTAACTCGGTTCTTTCACCGATTTGTCGCAATCTTTCAGCGATTTCATCACAGTGCTCCACGCTATCCTCATATAATTTTTTGAGGTGTTTATGGAAACCCAAAAAATTCTCTCCCGTAACATCCCAATGGAACGTATGGGCTTTTTGGTAAAATACCACCCAAGAAGAGAGCAGTATTCTCATCTTACTTACTGTTTCTGCGTTTATCTTTGCCATATTTCATTAGTTTCACCTCAAAGATAACCATTTTCATCCCAAACCACAAAATAACCGCCCCATTCTTATGAATACCGGCGAAAATACTCGTTACTTAGCCATAGAGCGTAGAAAATATTCCATATAAATGCATGCCTACTGATTAAAAGGCATCTTTTTCCATCCTGTTCATATATGTACATATTTTTGCGGATGAATCTGTTCAGTTTTCTATTCACTTTCATTGCAAAGCCTCCTTTCAATAACTTCCCAATCAATAGCCTCGAAGAAGTTTTCTATGTACTTTTTTCGGTCGTTCTGATAGTCCAAATAATAGGCATGTTCCCACACATCGAGCGCAAGGAGCGGAATCTCAATAATAGGAGTTCCAGTCCCCGTAAATGACCCAATCCATAAGAATTTTCTTTCCTTATCAGTTGTGAGGAATACCCAACCTGAACCGAATACGCTCATACCAACCTCTATTATCCGGGATTTCAAATTCCCAAGTACCGTAATGCTCCTCAATAAGAGAGCCCATCATAGGTAAAGGCTGATTAGCACCCTTCGGGTTTAGCTGCTCAAAGTAGAAATAATGATTGAATACCTGTGAGGCATTATTGTACAATGGGCTACCATAATGGGTATTTCCTTCCTCTCTTATAATCTTTTCTATGGTAGTATCAGCGGGGAACTTTCCTTTCAGTGCATTTACTTTATCTATGTATGCACGAATGTGCTTCCAATAATGGAAGCGTACCGTCCTGGTTCCTATGTAAGGCTCCAAATGGTCATCCGTATAAGGAAGCGGAGCAAGAAGAAAATTCCCCTTATCGTCCTTTTGATTCATTCCCTCGTATAATGAGGTACTCCTTATAAAGTCTTTATCACCCATGATTTATTCTACTATGATTAGTATATCATCACCATCTTCAATAACTCTTATAGGTTCATATGTTCCCACAAGTTCTAACCTATCAGTGACAGATACATCTTTAGACTTATCTTGTACTCTGTCTAATAGGTTAATTAGTTCCTGTACTGTCATAACTAAAGTTTTTCAAGTTCCTTCTCTAATTTGTCAATTTCTATCAGTATATTAGATATAACTTGCTCCTGTAACATCTTAGTATCAATATAGTTACTAACATCTGCATCCTCTGAGATGCATTTCACTCGACTATCCAGGTACTTAAATTTTTATCCATTCGTCATAAGTTTGTTCCCAGTTATCAAACAGTCCTACTATTATACCGAAAGCATTATAGCATTGTTTTACTGTTTCCTTTGGCGGTAAATAACGCCCATCACTCAACATTACATATCCCTCGTTTATCATCTGTTGAAGCATCTCCATATTAACTGGCATAATCTCATCCGGGAATAAAACCACACTTCCCTTACCTGTTTGATAGGACACTCTCGGTATCTCATAGTGGTATCTCTGACCAGTGAGTAAGGAACATATACCTATTTCGCCGGTAATAAGACGAAGTTCCGTATTGGGAGCATTTATTACCATAAAGTATGTGCTCTCATCATTCTTGAAATGATTTACTGTTCTACCCACGATTTCGGTGTCACATTTGTCTATTCTTGCATCAAAGTTAAACCCAGTATCATCGTGATTCCTAATATACCGCCTTACTCTATCCCAAGTTCTTACGGACAAGAATTTTGGAGCAGGGAGATTAAGTGTTTTCTCAGTTCCATCGTCGTATTTCAATTCGTGCTGAACATATTTCATACGACCTTGCATAAGGTTCATATCCACAATGTCAAAATTCTCATCATAACCGTTTTGTGTGGAGTATTCTTCAAGGACTACACTCTCACTTGTTACCACTTCATCCACAATCTTTTGAAACTCCGATTTGGCATTTGATAACAAATTGTCAGTGTTCATCTTGTCCTGCATAGGAATTTGCGCCACAAGTTTTATCGGATATTCCCTTTTCTCTTTATCGTAGCACATATTCTCCACAACACCACAATTCACCCTACCGCATCTTTCGTGGAAGAAATCCATCGTGCGAAGAACATCTTGATTGCTGAGTTTCGTAGGCTGAGTAACAAACAGCACATAGCTTACCTTTACTCTACTGAGAAGCTCTATATGCACGTTGGTAACGCTTGGTGGAGTATCAATAAGAACAAAATCCGGGTTAATTTGCCGGAGTTTTCTTTTAGCCATTTCCAAGTATTGCCTTACCATTGATTTCTCCAAGTAAATAAACTTGTCGAACATATTTCCAGACGAATGTACCCAGATGTTTTCCTGCGGATGCTCACCCTCGAACTCCGTATTCATTGACGGAGTATTTATATCAGCGTCTATAATGAATACTTTGTGACCTTGTTCTGCAAGTAGCCTTGCTATATTAGCAGTAGTGGTAGTTTTACCGACACCGCCTTTGCCCGAATATACAATTATTGCCCTCATACTTCCATATACAAAAGAACTTTATGAACTTTTCTTGTAGAAATCCATTTACCATTCTTGTTAATCCAAATTCTCTTTACATAACGGTAACATTCTCCGTTTCTTTCTTCGTACTTAAAGATTGTCGTATGTGCCTTATGGAAACGACTGCCCTTAACATTTTCCACAAAATGTACGGCATCTTTTAGAGTATCAAACGTATCAGAAGTTCCTTCGGGAATACCCTCATAGTAAGTTACTCCAAGAACTTCATATCTATATACTCTTTTCATCTTAATAGTGGTTGAAAGTTACGCATACCCTCCATATCGTATTGGACTGAATGTTAGTCTGTGGTATTTATTCGAGAACGTATGCCCAATAAGGTTTGTTATAGCAGACTCCTGTTCCTTTCTAACTACAAATTCAATAACTTTTGAGCCGCGAGTATAGGAATAAAATAAATGCAACGCACTTGTCCTGATTGTCTATTCCATTTACGAGTCTAATGTTTTTCTCCTTCATCTTCCTTCAATTTTAGACGCGACAAGATTTGCCACGATGTTCATAAGAAAATCGGTGGTATTTTCCTCCATTAAGTAATCTGGGTCCTGAGTTTTCCTCAGAATAGAAACTACCTCTTTGAGTATCTCATTGTTCTCCCGAAGTAGACTCAGTATCTCCTGTATTTCCTCCATTAATTTTCTCTATAAGTCTGGTAGTATCGGGATATTTATCCTCGCATTCAAGGTATTCACCACAAGGGTAAGCACGCGCCGAGAACCCTCCTTTACCAGTCACAACTTTTATCTGTACCCCGAATTTAATGTCCCTTATGTCATCCACGTTAACAATCATAATAGAATTGTCCGCAGGACACGACACCACATGCAATACGTCCTTTAATTCCGATTCTTTAATCCCATTTACCCGGCAAAATTCATTAAGAAAACTTTCTAAGATAGCCGTTTGTTGCTTAATAAAAACCCTCATGAACTCTGTGTTTATTTTTTTAATGACGTGGGATTTTGTCATTAATTTACCCCTACTTATGTCATCCATATGCATAATTCATTTAAACCAAATATAAAATTTTAGATTGTAAAGACAAAATCATTCCATCCTTATTAAATCATTAGGCACTTTGCCCATAGAGACTCCAATAAGGCATCGTCGCATAGTGTTTCCGAAGTCTCATTCAATACTCTTTTCTCGATAATTGGCGCAAATTTCTCGTCAAGCTCACAACCAAGACCTATCCGACCGAGGTTTTGTGCAGCGACAAGCGTCGTCCCACTACCGAGGAACGGGTCCATTACAACTTCTCCTTCATACGTTGTCATCTTAATAATGCGCTCAATCATTGGAATGGGAAATACACATGGGTGCTCAGTTAAGCCAAGTTTGTTTTTAGTCATATTGTTAACCCGATTGAAATACCAAAAGTCACTTTCTGGAATATCAAAATTCCATGTATCCGTCGGATTCCTCCCATCACCCGTTAAGCGCTTATCGTTTTTAGAGATATACAAAATTCTAATATCGTCCAGATTGAACTGGTAGTTATCAATATCCTTAACAAACCAAAGAATAGCTTCCCATCTGCCACTCAATCTGTTTATACAAGGTTTAGTCTTTCATAATAATACGTTTCCTTCGGAGTAGCATACCTACATAGAGTAACCGGAAATGGACCCCTTGGATATGTTAGGTCTGTTAGTGCTATCATAGTTGGGAGATTATCTAAATAATATTGGGCAATACTCCCTGCCACAGGATAATAGCATAGCGACCGCTCATCCACTAATCCAAATTCCGAAGCAGGGATACAAACATCGGTTTCCTGCGTTTCAAAGATAAACACTACACCTCTAAAATAACACGCTATAATACGACACTTTTGATACGACATAATTATATCAACGGCATCTTCTGGTAAATACCTATTTCCCATGCGTTTGCCCTTCGGCAATCTTCGTATTTAAATATATACATACTTCCCATGTATAGCATAGGCCCAATTATCCCCGTAGAGCTACCACCATCGTAATATGAAACGACAGACCCCGGTACTGCTATTACCCTTATGGTTTTGCCCTCTTGGATGATGTCCTCACACTCAAATATAACTGTACCCCCGATGAAGAGACGACATGCAACGATATCCCCTTTTTGAAACATATAAAAATCCTATTCTTCGATTAAAGCCCACTTATAAAATTGACTAAGAGTGCCCCCATCGAGTAATTTCTCGACAGGTATTTTTCCTATCGCCTCATACTCAAACTCTGGTTTATAGACACGAAGAATAAGATTATTATGCCTATAATCAGTGTAATATTCGTTTTCTTTCTGATTTCTTACTCTGCTATATTTATAGCACAATGTCAATACTGCTGCAAGCTCAATAAGATTAAGAATCACGTTTAGCAATATCATGTCCATTTTGTCCTTTCTGCTTTTGGAAGTTATGGTAATTTTACCCGGTTTCTTTAGGTGCCCTGTGGCACTATACGGTATCACACCTGTTATACTTGTCAAATTCGGAGTAAGTAGGCATGCGGCAATCCCTAAATCTAAATGTAGGTATATATGTGGGTCTATACCTCGTATCCACATCAATGCCCATAATAGACCCAGGTTCATACGCAATAAGCGACACGCTGGATAATTCATCGGCAAGCATATCCTTAAGAGTCTGAAACATTATTAATTTATTCCTGCGAGGACTGGCAAACACCATAACTGTTCCAGCACGAATAACGTTCATTCCCAGTCCAAGAATGTCCAGCCTTAAGTCCATCCCATATTTCATTATAGTGCCATCTGTTGAAAAGAATTGTGCCCTTGAAGAATCGTATATCATACTATTTTAGAAATTTTTAAGAACATTATCCATAAAGTCCATTTTATACGGTTTCCGCAGCTTCATATACACGCATCTCAAAGTATGTTGGCATCCTACAATCCTTAAATCTTGGAACCAAATAGCCTTTCCAATCAATAGGGACAATAGGTACAGCAGAACCCTCCTCATAAGGCATAATAGTATTATTTGACAATGACCTTATAAGTAAATCCTTTAATGTTTGAAACATAGCATTGGGTTTGCCTTCACGAGCGTACACCATAACAGTTCCGGCAGGAATCACCTCATTTCCATAACTTAGGAGTTCCTCACCAAGTTTCTCACCGAATTTCAAAACATCATCCTTCTCTGAAATCCATTGGTTACGTACTCTATCTATATACATAAATTATACAAAATAACCAGTTACCCCAAATAACTCCGCATTATAGGTATAAGTTCCTTTCTACCATCAGCACCATACTCGGATAATTGATTAAGAATAAGTGCCAAATAATACCCCACTACCATCTTGAACGAGCCTTTTATTTTTGTGTGGAATTTATTGCACCCCCCATGCAAAATAAGGAAGCGCATAAACATGAACATCCACCACCCATTCACCGTCCACAAAGTCCCCCTTAATAGATACTTTGTATCTGTCGTTATATGAAAACTCCCCAACACTCGTTGTGCTGAGGAGTGATACCATCCATGTGGGTATCATAGAAAGTCTTTCTGTAAGGACTTTAGTTTGGAAAAAAATTCCCATCCCCAACCACGAATAATGGGTATCTTCATGAAGTCAAGCAGGAATTTTTCACGTTTTCCTTTTTCATACCCGTAAGTACATATCTCATCGTATATGTTTTCCACGCGTAAACGTTCATAAGGAGGACACACCTCCCATACAATGGGATAAAGCTGACAGCTTAAAGGAATGTCTATACCCCCTATATTCTTATCCTTAGCGATTTTAAGAACACAAGTTCCATTTTTCATACTGCTGAAAATGCACTTTCCTCCTCTCAGAGTAGTATAAAAACTATCACACTCCTTACTTACCGGTTGTTCTTCTGAAATTTGTTGGTCCGCCTTATCACATAGGGTGGAAAGTTTTTTTCTGTAAAGTAGGATGTTAGCCGCTTCATAGTCGGATAATGCCCCTCCGTTAAGGTCAACATCCGGTATATCCTGATAACAACAAGCGCCCCTGCACTTCTCATAATCACAGCAAAACTTAACTGTGAATATTTTAGTGTCTACTTGTATCCCATCTATTTCTTTGTAGTTCGTCATATCTTAATAGACTGATAAAATTCATTCCGAAGAGCCGCACCCTCCAAGAATTTTCCCCCAAGCCTTGAAGTAATCGTATCGGAATTTATATCCTCAACTCCCCTAAGTTTAACGCAAGTATGTTCCGCCTTAATAAGTACCGCGATATCTTCAGTCTCCAGAAGCAGGCAAAGGGTGTGAAATATTTGCTCAGTAAGACGTTCTTGAACTTGTGGCCTACGAGAGAAAAATTCGACAATACGGTTAATCTTAGATAACCCCATAACTCTCCTATCCGGTATATACGCAATAAATGCCTCACCCATCATAGGAATAAAATGATGCTCACAAGTGGAACTTACCTTTATATGCCGTTCAAGAAGCATGTTTTCATACTGCATCTTATTCTCGATAGTGGTAATCTTAGGAAAATTGGCATAATCTAATCCCCAAAATATTTCATTGAGATACATTTTGGCGATTCTTTTAGGTGTGTCCTTAAGACTATCATCCTTCAAATCAAGTCCAAGAGCCTCCATAATTTTATAGACATTCTCCCGAATAACATCAAACTTTTTCCCGTAATCCGGAAATACGATATTAACCATAGGAGTTTCTACGTCTTTTTTACACAGATAGTCCCTCACTATATACCCAGTAAAAGGGTCTGTTTTTACCTTATCCAATGCCATAATTATAAAGATTTGATTCGCTCATAGACATCGTCCAAACCACACTCCTTGCGGCCGTATTCATCAAGTATCCTAAGCACATCCTTTTGAGAAACTTCCTTGTCAGATAGAGTCTTTGCCACTTGAAAAGTTTGTGGGTTTTCCATACAGTAGTCGCGAGAGAACCCCACCGCGGAAATTCTCGTGGTGTCGTAGAAAAAAACAACCCTGTTTTTTTCTATACCGATAGTTCCCGGTCGTACCACATATTCCTGACCTCTGTTTAGGATATACAAAGGTTCTTTTATTCTAATATCCATATTACAAATATACTAATAATTTACTTTCTTCTCCATAATATGGAAATCCTTATGTTAAACCAGTAGATTAACCACTCTTTCTTGAAGCGGTCATGCCTTTTAACTCCGATAGGAATAATCGTAAACGGATACTTCCTATCGATTCTTGTGTAGAGTTTCATAAGCCACAACACATAGTTAAGAACAAAGTTTCCTCATCGCACACGATTAATCTATCATCGTTCCACACAGAATTTAAATTTTCATCATATCCGTTTACATGATAAAAACCCTTAGCCTCACCCACTTTTCTGCATAGAAAATGATAGTGCTGTCTGGACAACGGAGCATCTTTACCAAGATTAACTGTATCCATAAAACTCGGACAAGTACAATCCTTTGTAAAATCTACTATCCTATACGGGCCTGTACCATAACTGGTACGAATAACCATACCGGTGTGAACTCTTCCCATTATATTTGAATTAAAACATCCCAATGTCTCTTCTTGAAATCCTCAAAATTGAGATAAGGTTTACCGTATGAAACCTTGAAACCGTGTAAAACATCTTCCTTTGAAAAAGGGTTAGGCATATAAATTCTACGACCGCTACCAGTTTCTTTGGATGGAATACACTCAGTGCTCCATTGCAGTCCTTCCAAATCGTCTATCTGAAAATAGAGCAGATGGGTACCATCAGTAACCCATCCATAACGGCAATAACCCTCAAAAAGGTTTTTCGGGGCATAAACCATGAATCCCCACTCCTTCAGTTGTTCGACCGTTTCCTTGAAATAGCCGTCTTTAGTTTTCATATTCATAAGTATAAGAATTTTTACTCATAATCCCGAATTGATATTGCAGACGGAAATCTTGGTATTCCGTCATCAGATAAACCCTGATATTGAACGGTTACTTTTTTGCCGATAAGTTTGGCTCCGTTCTTAAAATACTCGGCACGAAGTTCCCTTGTTCCCTGTGGTTTTACATTAAATTCCCCACCCTTGCACTTGCAAACGAATATCGCTGTTCCCGCATCACGACCAGTCGCCTCAATAACATCTATGATTTCAAATTCCGAATCATCAAATGTCTTTAACTTAATCAAGTCATTGGAACGGAACCCGAACTCATAAAGTCCATCGAAGTTTCTTATGATTACACCCTCATACCCATCAGCGACACATTTTTCGTGGTACTTCCTCACTTGCTCCATATTGTCACAATAAACCCAGTCACTACGATAAGCAGGAGCGTCTTTATCAACCTTCTCAAAATCCTGAACAAGTTTGCGCCAACGCTCCTTATTAGGAACTCCATCAATAGGCCTATCGTACACCACATACCGTATCTTAGGTGTGATGTCTGACAACCGTTTTACCGCCGAGATGATTTCCTGAAACGTAAGCTCTTTATGGTTGTATAATTCTCCGTCAAGAGGTAGCAAATGGCGGTTTTCATTAGCCCACTTCTCTAAGTGAGGTATCTTATACGGTTTTCCTTTCCGGGAAATAATATGAATACCCTCTTTATCCTGCGATATGGTACACCTCACTCCGTCATACTTGGGCTGACACAAGCAGGGAAATTCAATCTTCTTTTCAGAAAAATGAATCGCAAGCATAGGTTTGATTTTTCCATTCGCATCCGTGTTGAATTTCGCATCGGGGTCCGGCATTGTAACAGTAAATCCCGCATCACGCAATCTATTCCACGCAGATTGTGCCTCAGACAACGCCTGTTCAAGATATGTCGTTTCGTTTGCCTTCCCTATGTTCACACCCTCCCAATATTCATACTTATCCTCAGTCCATTTACCGTTAAGAGTGACTTTTTTCCGTGTAGTCATTACTGCGTGGTCTCCCATATCCTCAACAGTAATATCATAAACACGTATAGAGCCTGTCTTTGACAAGGCGTACATTCTTGGGAGGGGATATACTTTTTGCTCCAGAACCACCAACGGTTCCTGTAACAATGTCAAAATAGGTAAATCAATACACATAGAACTCTTATTCAATTTATATGAATATACACAAATAAAACGAAAGTCCCAATTACCCAAACGAAACAAAAATGGAGTGATAGTTTAGGTTATCACTCCATTCCAACATAGAAAATATTTCATTATTCACCTATACCGTAGTAAGGACGAATCCAACAAGGACGGTCTTTGTCCTTTAGTTGCGTCAATGCTAACTCGTAGCACGTCTCAAAATATTTCTCCCTGTCGTCGCCTACCCATTTCACAATAACGCTGTGCTGGTCAGACGAGAACTTATTCATGGCGACATAAAGCGCCCACTTGTTATAGTGGGGTTCACACTCAACCCTACCACCAAGTTCCTCAATCTTACGGAACACTTCTTCGGGGTCTCTCCACTTTGGTCCTTTCGTGCCATCCTGATTAGAGAACTTATCAACTATCTCCTCCGCTTCGGATTCCGTAAGGAAGTTATAGTATTTAAGATTACCCTCGTAGCATTCAACAAGCTCCTTCATACTTCGGAGATTTGCCTCTGCCAAAAAGTGAATAGCCTTCTTGAACATACAAAGACTAACTTCAATGTCTTCATGTTCACCCGAGTTTTTAGCCTCCGTAAGTAAGGAACAAAATTTGTCAAGAAGTTCCTTTTTATCCATAGCGACTAACCTTTCAGTTCTTTTACAAGACCCTTAATCATGTCCTTCAATTCACTAACAGAGCCTTCGAGTTTGGTAAAACGCTCCTCATTCTCGCGTTTTTCCTTGAATGCAGGACTAAATTCGGCACGTATCTGTGCGCACTTGTCAGCAATTTCCTTGTAGGTGTCCCTTTTATTCCATGCCTGTTCAGACTGAGACTGCAAATTCTCAACTTCAAGGAGTGCCTTATCCCTGTCAGTTGTTATCACAAGGTTGTTCATGTACCCTGCGTCCGTATTTTCCTTAAAGGTATAAGGTTTGGGAAAGCCCTCGATAGAAACGTCCACAACCATCTCGGTCGGATTTCCGTAGTGATTGTCAAAATGCGGAGGAGTTACGGTCAACACCTTAGCCTGAGTGAAGGCTACCTTATCCCTGTCAAATATATAAATAGGGTAGCCGCTTTTTAAATCCTTGAATAACATAATCAATAGGTCTTTTAGTTATTAAATGTATCCGAGAAAGCCCCGTTTCCGGGGACTTCCTCAGATACTCTTCATTTGTTACGCTGCCGGTGTTGCTCCAGGAGTGATAGTCACAGTCAACGAACTGTAAATCGCCAAACAGTTAGAGCTGCCGCATGAAACGTTAGCTAACTCTTGGGTTTGTCCTTCCGTAGCAATGACAACAGCGGTAGGCAGAGTGCTTTGCTCCTGAAACGCAGCCATAAACTTTTCAGTTATTACCTGCGTTGTTGCCGCACACCCACAACCCGGTGTCACGATTGTAACAGTTGCCGTTATCGGTACGAACACCGTGGTGCCATTGAGCACCGGAGTTCCATACTGATAAGTGACAAACGATTCGGGCTGATTTGTGGCGTTTGAACAAATCCTACGACACAGTCTTTCCTTGTAGATTGCAAGCAGGGAAACTCTATTGGGCACTTGTGCAGCCGATAATCCCACGGGTGATAAATATACTGCCATAATGCTTTCCTCCCTTAATTAGCAACCACAACCATTGCCACACCCGCAACCACTGTGGCATCCACAACCGTTCAGCCGGTTAAGGATAAGATTGTTCTGACGTTCCTGAGAAAGCTCGAACTTCAGGTCCTGAATCTTCCTCTGATTTTCGTCGTTCCAGTGGTTGTTCAGAGTGTCAATGATGCGCTGAGTGTTGGCGGTTCCAGCGTTGATAATATCACAAGTCTGCTTCTGAGTGTCATAACCAATCTGCGCAAATCCTCTTTCAAGGCCCGTATTGGTGCGGTCAAACCCAGTCTGCATATTGTAACCAAGGTTGCAGAAACCATTCTGCATCGCCGAAATGGTGTCCTTCTGAGCGAGCTGATTCTCGTAACCCATACGCTGTACGAGTTGCTGTGTCTGACAGCAGCAATCTTTGAGCGCCTGAATGACATTGCAGTCACCCATGTTGACAGCGTTGATAACTCTTTCAGCGGAGAAACCAACCTGACCGGCTACGTTCTGGATAGCCGCCTGAACGTCACAGCAGCACTTCTGCAACGTGTTGAAGTCAACTTGCAGATTCTGCGACAGCTGGCTAAGAGCGAACTCATTGCCTCTGATAGCATCCATGAGCAGGTTGCTGTTCTGGTTGTCCTGCAACTGCGACCGGATAGCCTGCAACTGGTTCTGCATTTCCACGTTCTGCTGACCCTGACCGAAACCAACACCGTCTCCACCAAAGCCAAAGCCGTTACGGAACAGAGCAAGGAACATGATATAAGCAAAGGGATTGTTCATCCAGTTGTTCATGCCCATTCCTCCGTTCATCATAGCGGCCATAGCCATAGGGTCAGTGTGCTGCCGATTACACATTGCCGCGATAAGGGCCGCATCATTGTTGTTATTGTACGCGCTGGGATGGTCGTAACAATAAACCTTTTCTGTAATTCTGTCTTCTGCCATAATAGTGAAAGTTTTTAGTAAATAATGAAAGTTCCCTCCTATCGTAGGAGGTACTTCAAAGGTATCTCAACTCTCATAGTCACTCGAAACTCCCATTACTATACAGTTACTACTTTCTTACTGACTCCTTATCACCGAACACTCTATCATATATCGTCTGGTAATTAAGATTCACAAAATACCTCTTACGCCGATACTTGAAACTATTGCGTATCATACAGACACAAGGTCTTGTCAGTTTTGTAAGTTGCGCAATCTTCGTATCCGAGTAACCACGGCAGCTTAATATGTACACAAGAATGTGCCTCGCGTCTACGTGTTCTTCACAGTTGGAAGTCAACATCTCCGTGGCACTGACACACGTAACTTCTTCAACGATTCTCAAAATGTCCAAATACAACTCATCCATAGCCGTAGTTCTCATAAAATTTAGTAATGAATACAACCCACTCCTAAAACAAATTTATTACTTTTGTTTTACCTATGTAAAAGTACAAACTATGTGTGAAGCAGACAATGACAAGAATATACTATTCTCACCCGCAGAATTATCCGTGGTTAAGCAGTTGGCACGAGGTTACTCCGAAAAGGAAATAGCCGAGAAACTAAATCTTTCCTATCACACGGTCAACAATCATCTAAGGAATATTAGAGAACGACACAACATCCAGAAGAACACAGAGATTATAATCCTTTATGCGGCGTCTCTTAGCAAGAAGAAAGTCTCGTTTAAAGAGGTAAAGGAATTTGGGCTTTCAATTCTATTTGTAGTCCTTAACGTCTGCGACTACACCCAAATAAACGTGTAACATTGTAGAAGATTCTAAATATCAGAAAGAACACGATTCCTATCGCCGCAAATAAAACTGTTACCCATAGGTACAACGAAGTATCCAGATTATAGTAATTGTACATAAGGCCACTAATCTGTATCAGCAACAAGCACAACAGATTCAGCTTGTACTAAATGCACATTCTCATAGAAGTAGCAAACATATACAAGTCCACCAATACTGAATTTCCTGTCAGAGTAGCCATTAAGTAAATAGCCGGTAATTCAGTTATTCCTCTCATAAACAACACTCCGTTCACGAGTGCCATTAAGGTACAGATGAACGGAGTATAAATTCGGATTAGCCTTATCAGAAGTCTCATTATTCCTTAGGTATTGGTCCAAGAGTTCCACTTCCTATCGGGCGGAGTTTCTTCTTCGCCTCAGAAATTTTTGCGGACGCTTCCACAATCTTACCCTGAGCAATAAGCTCTTCCGATTCACCGAGTAGGGCTTCCACCTCCAAAATCAATTCTTTGTTTTCCATAGACCTTTAATTTTTTATTTAGCAATGTAAATATACAAAAATTACTTCACTTTTCCATATTGTTGACCCTTATTTTCGGCACTCGTGCCGTTGATGATGTTGCGGTCCTGCATACTATTTTTCAACACAATTTTCCATAATTGTGAAGTTTTTAAGAAGTTAATAATTAAGTGTTAAACAATATGCAGTTACCTCTTCCGGATGAGGTAGAAAGCATCATACCTATAATTATAACGAATTTCATGCTAAAAGGTTCAATTTGAATCTGTTAAATTTTGTTAAATAATTTACCGAATTATGCTACGAAACAGTTATAGTTACGTCTTTATTTGGCATAATAAATGTAAATACTCCATCATTGTGATTTGTGACTTCAATTAGTGTATTATCAGAATCAGATACGCTGACTGTATTACCATTTGACACCACGTTTACAATACCCCCGACTACCCATTTATTAGTAATAATAGAGCAAGTATAACCACCAGTATCTCCGATGTTTATATTACGCAACAATTCTAATTGCTCATATTTCAATGCTGATAATATGTTGTTAGCAATTCGCAGCATACCGACATCATTTGTATGTCCCGCTATTCCGCTTCCCAGGACTTTGTATAATATTTGTTGCTCGGTGTCCCAAGTTGCGCCACCATCGGGTGTATAATCACCCTCCAAGTAATTACCGATTCTTTCCTTATATATTGCATCAGAGCTTAACACATCAATCAGAGGTACACCCATTGAAAGAGCCGTATTTTGTAATGCCAAATCTTTACCCTCATTTGCCCATACCATTGATGTAATAAAAATATTTGCGTTAGGACATTGACTAATGCAATAATTAAGCAGGCCAGTTAGATTTTCTTGAAAATCAGCAATTTTTCCATTTGGCACATTCTCGCCTGCTCGGAAGATAATACAATCAACATCAGAATCAAGATAGCCGTTCATAAGGTCTGCTGGGGTAATAGAATCAAAGTCCCGCTCCCAATTCCATACATTTCTCAAAACAACTATTGCATCAGCATCTTTTTGTTTCAGTCCATTTTCAAGATGGGACTTATAGTCAAGGCCATATCTTGAAGATGCCATACCTCTGTGACCACACCAACCTTGATTATAAAGTCTTCCATTTAATCCGATAGAGTTACATATCACTAACACTTTTTTGTAAACCAAAGGGATAATGCTTATAGCACCATCAACAACTATCAGTTGATAATAATTTCCCTGTCTATCTTTTACAAGACCGAAATTTGAAAGAGCTTCTGAAGCTAATTTATTAGCAGCATCTGCCTTTTCAGATACATTCACAATGTCATCTTTTAATGCAAAAGGAGAATCTATTTGTGCAACCTCCCAATAGAGATTCAATCTGCCTCCATAGTCGGTTTTAAGTGTATGTAATTCTCTCCCTTTGAAGCCATAAACCATTTGCACATCAGCAGTTGCAGAACTATTATTTACAAAGCAAATAGATGTTTCATTACTTGAAAAGATGGCAAATAAGGTTTCACCTTTATAGATTTGAAGTCCTTGCTTTGCTAAATTGATTGTGTTAAGAGCGTCCGCAGTACAATTCACTTCAAATGTTTTTCTAATTACTGCTATATTTTGGTCAATTATTCCTATTCCAAACTTCATAGAAGTTCCTTTTGAACAAAAACTAATTGACTTAATAACTCCATCTATATTTGAATTCATATTTTGAAATCCAGCAATAGTTGTTGCTGTAACAGCAGTGAATCCAGAAGAACCATCTTTACGATAATTACCTAATCCAGTAGGAGAAGTCATTGAAGCAAATGGTAGACTCTCTGCCATTTGCGGAGTATACAATTGCTCGTATGCAAATACTTCACTAATATTCAGTTCTGCAGTCATATTTTGGGTGTCTGTGGTGAGCATATTAAGATATACATAACCATATATGCCACTATTGTTCCGTTCTACTAATTTGTAAATCCCCGTCACATCACTATCGGATTGCAATTCTAATATACAAACGTTATCATCAGTGGAATCGGCAATATAAATCTGATATGCCTTAAAATTACTAATAATAACATATCTACAAAGTTTAATTTTATAAGATTCATTCTGATTTACTGCTCCATATAATCGTATCTGTTTAATCCTACGCAATAATGTGCTGTCAGATACAGTCTTAAAAAGAGAAACGTCCAATACTTTTTGTTCAAGAGTATCAATTTTATCATTCATTATCTCTTGGTCGTTATCATATTGAGATTTTAGAATATGAGGATATAGATACTCTCTTAATAATGGAGAATTCTCAAGTACTGATACCTTATTTACATTAAGAGTATTTGTAAAGGTATTTGTATCTGTCGTCTTAATATCCACTAATACATATCCATTAACACCACTTGAATTTTTTTCGGCTACCTCTACTACACCAATATAATCAGTTGTCACTGTTTTTTCAACGAGAGCAACTACCGTATTAGTTGTTTTGTCTCTTAAATAAACTTGAATAGCTTTATAATTACCACTTTCAAAATATCTTAAGAATTGAAAATCATAAGTATGTGTGTTATCCAACCCTGTAAAATATGCTTCAATTAAACGATTCCTATAAGGCAAGTCTGCAATTATAAAATTATCAGAATTAAATAAATCAGTTACAGCCTTCTGACTCATGGGAAACAGCTGGGAATCCCCTGTGGTCTGCAAACACTCATAACCGAGCATTTCAAGTTCAGAAAACTTATGTGTTCCGTCTCCTACCTTTTTACTGTCATAGACGGTAGGCTGAGAAGCATTAGTAGCAACCAACACCTGTTCACCGTCCATAAGCACTGGGTCAGCTTTTAGCCAGTTAGCCAAAGTGTCCCTTCTTAATTGAATTTTTGTTGCCATAAATATATTTTGTTACCAAGTTTTTATTATGAAAAGGCGTTTCCTCCATCTATATTTGCCAGTGACGGAGTTCCGCCGGAACTTATTCTCCAACCGTCATCCGAAAGGGAGCACCTATGATACTTATTGCCAGTAAATATGTCAAGGTATTCGCTGCCTATCGGAAATTTTTTCGGTGGCATATCGTACACAGAGGGATGCCCTCTGCCATAGCACACAGTATAGTGACGTGTCTTGTCTGCCGGATTTAATATAATCGGTTTCATAGGACTAACTTTGAGTTACTTTTCCGCCTCCTGTGGCAGTGCCACCGTCAATGTTTTTGCTACCGCCATATTTGGTGAAAGCGTTGCCTCCGTCAATGTTCTCATCAACTACTACCCGTGCATAAATTGACTTATATTGCCAGTAAGTCGAATTTGCACCCTTGTAGAAAATTGTCAATGCGTCTGCATCTTCAATCGTGATTGGGTCTCCATTGACATCGAGCATATTCACATAAGTTCCCGCACCTACGGCAAGAACCGTTGCAGCCTTATCTTCCGGGAAATCGGGATTGAAAGAAGTATCTACCGCAAAACCCGAAATACCACCGTTCATACCATTTATGTATGTTCTTAGGTCTTCGGCAGTGGCATCTGTGTAGTCAAAGCTCCTTAAGACTTGCTCTTTAAGCTCATCGTACATATCATCCACACTAAGTTCAAGTGAATTGAACCCGTTGGTAACTTCTACGAGCTTCTTCCATACATTATTCACACCCTCATCGCCAGATATAAGGGCCGCGAACATATTGTTTATCTTCGCCCGGACTGATAGACCACCTTCATTAGCATTTATGTTTCTGTAATCTATCATACGTTTTCCGAATTAAACAATAAAAGGGCAAACTCACAAGTAATTGCAAGCTGCCCTTCTACCATTGATTACTAATTAGGCTCCTGCACCTGCCGCAGTCCAGTCGGCAGCTACACCCTTGTTGTCGGTACGAACATAGAATTTCTTACCTGTCAAATCGGTGTACTGCGAGCCGATAGGGAAATCTTTTACGTTGGTGTTAATCGGGTCATCCGTATCTGTGGGGACACCCTTACCAATCGCCACTGAATACATCCGGGTCTTGTCAGCCGGATTCAGTATAACAAGGTCAGTTACTTTTGCCATTTTTTCTCACTTTAATTAAAGTTTTACTTCTCGAAGTTGTTCGACTTCAAAGATACACAAAATTCCGAAATTTATAAATCCCTGGGAATAAATAAATCCCTAAACTCCCATTTGTCCTTATTGTCATCATAGAGGCAAGCCATTTTATGCGCCTGCATATTAAGATGCACTGGTACTTGCCATGCAACGTTATAGAATCTTATAAGTTCCTTTATAAGTTCCCCATAAGTAACCTCAGAGCCCCAAAACGTACCCACCGCAACATTACAGTTAATGTAATCGTGAACAAACATCCACCGTTCAAACTCCGTAACATCCTCTTTCGTATCAACTACGAATTTAAGGAAGTCTTTCTTGTCAAGCAGGGCGTAGTTTTCTTCGAGCATCCGTTCACTCTCACCCGAACTTGCGGATTTTACATCTACGACAAAGCTGACGTTACGGATATGCCGGTAAGGAGCGATGCTCTTTGAGCCATTCGTCTCCACGACCACAAAATATCCATTATTAGAGAGTTCCGTAAGAAGTTCTGTAACGTCCTGCATCAAGGGCTCACCACCAGTAAGGCATACGATTTTTCGACCGAAACGCCTTACTGTATCTACGATTTCCGACACGGACATATCCTTACCGCTTTTCATTTCAAGAGCCTCTGGTGTATCACACAAAGTCCCTTTCGTCTCAAGGTAGCACCTGAGGTTACACCCCGCAAGACGAACAAAAACACACGGAACTCCTATTCCGTGAGTATTTACCTCACCCATAAAGGCAGGATAAATGGTATTTACTCTTAATGATTTCATCTGTTGTCTCCGTTACCACTAATAACCCCGCGTTCCTTTCTCGAAGAAAGTTTCCTGTTATTCAATTCGCCGATTTCTTCAAGAGTGTATCCCAAATCATTTGCAAGAGTAGATATATACCAAAGGACATCTCCAAGCTCCTTTGCGATTTCAAGACGCTTTTCCACAGAAAAATCCCCATCGTTATCACGGATAACTTTCTTTACTTTGTCAGCAACTTCCCCAGCTTCACCAGTAAGACCCAAAGTAGGATACAATATCCTTACTTCTTTGGGATAAAGTGCCGTTTCTAACGCACGTTTTTGATATTCATTTAACTCCATTATCCAAAAGTTTTAATATGATTTCCCTTTCCACTTTGTCTAAGCACTTGCGACAATACGGTTCTGATGGAATGTCCGGGTCAATGCATGGCCAAAACGCCACTGCCTGTTTACCACATATAACGCACTTACAATCCTTAGCGCGAATCATCTCACTTCTTTCTTTTTCCATAAAACCACAACAAACTTATATAACCATCATGTACTCTTCACGTGTCAATAGGCCCTTAAACTCCCTTATCCTACCGGGATAGGTAGAAAGAAAATATTTCAAAGCCACCACTTTTATATCCCGGTTTTTGTCCGTTTTCAAACTCTCGGAAAGTACATTCTTAAGTCTATTGGCACGCTCCTGAACTGGAAGTTCCATGTATTCCAACACAGTAGGTCTGTACCTCCTCATTTCAATGGAACTCCTTACTGCCATGTAGTACATCTCATGCATGTAAAAATAGGTAAGTTCTGCAAGAAGCATTACACACAATTTTCCTCCAACAGAAAGTGCCATTTCCACATCATGCGCAATCTTTTTCTTTACCGATTGAATATGCCGGTCAATAGAAAGAGCGCCCGACATCTTTTCCTTGAATCTAAATTCGATTGAGCTTCCCACAAGTGATGAGAACAAGCTCTGTGTCCTTTCATTCATATAAGTTCTATCTTTCTCGGTGTTTTACGATACTTCCTACCTCGTGGTATCTCACGTTTAGGTTTTCGCACATATTTCTTCGTTTTCATATATGAATATACGAAATGCGTTTGACAATTTGAAATACCTACTTTTTACGTTGCCTCGGAACTTTTACAGGTTCCGGTTTTACTTCCACTGCGTCTTGAATGTCAAAGTCACTTTCCACCGATACTGCCGTAGCAGGTATCTCAATAGGTTTCTTCTCTGGCAATGCGGAAGTTCCACCTCCGAATAACTTAGCAAGAATCCCTCCCCCGTTATTAGATTGAGACGCCGCACCAGTAGCCTCAACACTAAGAGAGAATCTCTCACGTCCCATTTCAGTCTTAGATGCCACCAAATCGTGCAAACGGTCAATCTCACTCGATAAACCAACATCCGGAACACCACCATCAATTTTCTCAAATACTGCGGAACGCCTTACCCGTTCATACTGCGTATTAATAAGAAAGTCCATAAATTCAGCAGGAGTATTAGGCTTATTGGTGTCCCACTTAATTCCGCAAGCGTAACCTTTCTTATAAAGTGGGCATTTATCATACATGTAACAGCTGTCGCAGTTTATACCTATTCCAACAACTTCCTCGATAGAAACCTGCTCACGTTCCTTAACGATAAATTTATCAAACTCCTCACTCCACAAATCCTGTGGAACAAGTTTTATCCGTTCAAGGTAGTAATCACGGCACTCGTCCAGGTCAGATTCAGTCTTTCTACAAGTAAGACAGTCCGGATAACCCCCTTTATCAAAGAAAGGACACAAGCATTTCTTCAAATCTTCTGGAGTCTCAGCAGCCTTAATTAAAGTTATTCTTTTCTCAATGCTTTCTTTCATACTCTGCTACGGTTTTGTTATGCAATTTCAAATTAGCCATTTTCAAAAACTCCTTTCGGAAACCCAACCAACCAAGCAGGTTCATTTTATTAATATTCTTACGTTCCTCACGTTTAGTTACCTCATCATAAATAACACCCGCCTGTTCGTACTTAATTCTCCGTGCTTTTCTAAGATGCTTTTTTGTGTAGTCAAGAGTGCGGAAATTCTTTCCATCATAATCATAGGTGGTACCGAAACGAACACCTCCCAACCAAGTAACAGAATCCGCACTAAAAAATGGGTAGTGCTTCAAGATACCAATCTCAGTCCATGCAAATCCGTGTACTTTCACATTGTACATTTTGGCTATTTGGTAGAACCTCGTCGCATAATCCTTGTGCCTTTGGTTAACCCCTACATATTTATATTTGGAGCAGTATTCCTTGAAATGTTGTATTGCATGGGGGTCTCCTTCATCCTCGTGTGCAACATATACAATGTTCACTCCCTCTTTTTCAAGAGGCTCAAAATACTTCTTGTTCCACTTCCGTACCACATCTCTACCGACAATAAGGTCGATGTCCAAATTCGCCGCAGAGAAGATATACTCCTTATGTGCACGAATCCAAGCAACATATTCCTCAAGATAGGGAATCCAGAAATCCTCATGGTGAGCCTTTTCATATTCGGGAGTACCCTCGTGAAACTTACCCATAAAAGAGAAAGCGCCTGAGTCCGTCATAAAAAGACCACCCTCAGATTTTAGTTTCGGGAGTATTCCGTCATAATATGAAAGACTTTTCTTAATATAGAAATAAGACACGAGCATCTCCCGTATGCCGAAATCATAGAGTTGTTTGAAGTCGCCTACGGAAGATGCTGAAAAGAACAAGACTGCCTTATTTTTGGTCTTGTCGTATGTGAAGTCCTCTTTTTTCACACGGTTGTACCTAAAAGTATTTCAACATCACTTTTGAACACCTCAACATCAATGTTGCCATCGGCTTCGTGTTCATAGAAATCAATCCAAGACTTCCCGACTTTTCTCGGGTCCTCATCAAAGTATTCTGGCTTAAAGAGACCATTTACCGCGAGTGCGATAGCCTTAGCTACACAAGATTTGCACTTTCCACATCCCTTTTCACTGTGCCCATCGTAACAAGTTCTGAGCGTAGGAATATGGGAAACATCACAACCCTGATTGATTGCTTCACGGAGCAATTCTCCCTTAGTCAAATCCCTATACGGAGTGAGAATGTGTGGCCTTACACCGTCCCAAGATTCCGGAACATCACGGTAATAATAGTAATTCTGAACGAACGCAGTAAGCGCCCCCAATACATCCGGCTGCTTGTCATAATGCAGGTCATAATAAGTTACCCCGATATATACATCCTGTGCATACTCCAACGCACGAAGTATATAAAAGATATTTCTCATTGGGACAATAGAATTAGCCTGCTCCAATGATTTAAAGTTGAGAGTATCATCTACGATTACTTCATGACCTTTTAATAGGCCCATAGATATGAACTTTTCAAGTTGCTTAACTTCGAGTCCCTCATACCTCGCTCCAGATTTAAAAAACAACAGTTTTTCCGGTTTCTCCAGCAACCGATATAGCTCAGAGTCCAATCCCGTTGAGTACAATAAAACTTCCGCCATAATTTTTAATTTAAGATTGTCCTAAAATGAA